CCGGTACTGGATCTCGCCTGAAATGATGGCGGCTTCCTTAACCTCGCCCTCGATGACGGGCACGATCAGGCGCACCTGGGCGCCGTTCTGGATGATGTCAGGCATTTGCTACTCCTTAAGCAGAGGCGGTGTAGGAGACGGAGAGGGTGTCGCCGTTGGCCACGGCCTTGTCGCCGCCAGAGAAGAGGCCGGCGGAGTACAAGATCCCGGTCGTGCCGCTCTTGGTGGAGTTGCTGATCAGGAAGCAGCCCTTGATGGTGGTCGTGCCGTTGATCGAGAACTGGAGGGCCGCACTCAGGGACTTCGAGCCGGCCGAAGCGGCAGACCACGCCGCGGTCGGGCGGCTTGCCTGGGAGTACGCAACATCCTCCGTCCAGCCGCCGTGCGAAGCCGCGGTGTCGCCAACGGCCGGGCCGGTGGTGTAGGACGTGGAAGAGATCAGGCCCATGTACCACGCCGCCGTGTAAGCGGAGCCGGCGAGGTACTTGTCCAGAAGGTCGTTCTTGCCAACGGTGGTGACAAGGTTCTCGATGAAATCAACCCATTTCACGTTGCCGTCAGCATCGCGGCAGGTGATTTCGTAGCGGCCGTGCATGTCGGCTTGTTCGTTGATGCCGACCCCTTTCAGGATCGCGGCATCACCAACGGCGCCGGGGAAACAGGATTCGGTTTGCATGATGACTGCCCTTTCGATCGTTCAGGGTTAAAACTAGGCAGGCCGAGTATCGAGGCTAGGCCAGCATACGGTTACATCCATTGGGAGACGGTACGGAGGCGCTTGCGCGTCCCTCCGCGGGCCCGCTTCATCAGGGCTTTGTTGACGCCCTCATCGAAGGCCATTCCGTTCGACGCGGCCTTGGTCGGATCGCCCCACTCGACATTCTCCTGGCCAAATAGGGCCGCCTTCGCGCCGGCAGCGATGTACTCGCTCCAATGCGACAAGAGCGCGTCTGGCACGGTCGTAGCATCCTCGGCCGGCTTGATGGCCACGGTGGCCGCCAGCGTCTCGATGGCGTCAGGGATCGGCCCGAGAACGATGTCGCCGTTCTCGTCTAGGTAATACTTGGTCGGCGTCCCAGCGGAGCGCAGGGTGATGTCTCCCTTAAACTCATGGAAGCTGGAATCATCCAGGGCGTAGGTGTCGCGCTCGATCATCTCGATCTGCTCCGGGGCCTCTTCTGCGGCCAATGACGGGGCATAGGCCCGCTGGCCTATCACGGTGACGATCTCGATGTCCCTGGTGAAGATCAGGGTGCGCTTGCAGAACTCGACGCAAGCATCCTTGATGGCGTCCAGAAGGATCGGTTCAGGACAGCCCGGTACATAGGGCCGGACATACTTGGCAAAGCTAGTCAGAGTGGCCATTCATCCCTCCGCGAGAGGTGTGTGAGCAATAGGCCCCGCGGTCGGCACGGCCTTCAACAGAGTCGATTCGCAGGTTCACGCTTCGGCATAGTTCATGTACCTGCTCGATGATCGCGCCCTGCATCTTGTCGATCTTCTCGAATAGGGCCTCTGTCGTCCTGTTGTGCTGCTCGAGCGGCGTATAGGCCTTGGCCGCATCAAGTTTGTGTGAGTGAAGGTCGCGCTCAAGTAACGACATGCGCTCAGAATGGGCTCGCTCAAGTTTCAGAAGATCCTCCCATAGGTCTTGATCGGCCTTTGTAAGGCTTGAGATCGCATCGCGCAGATCGCCCAGCTTGGTGTTAATCGTCCAGGCTATTAGGCCAATAATCACGTTGACCATCAGGCCTATGATCCCAAGGATGATCGTCCACACAGGAACACCGGAGTCCATTACATGAGCAACTACTGGCTGAACTTCACCCGACATATCACCACCTATAGAAAGCGCCGGCCCCGGCGTACCATTGGCCGTCATCGTCAAGAGTCGCTGACCCGCCGAGACGGAATGACTTGATCTGGACTAGGTTCTGGCGCAGGCTGAGTCGGCCAGTTGCCTCGCCGTCCTTCACGCCGTAGGTCATACCAACCTCTCCAGTGATATTGCGATCAATCCATGGCAGCGGATCCGGGCGGGCATAGACTTGGCTCTCGCCGGTTGCCGTGTCCAGAACCGCAGATAGGGTGTATGGCCGCTCTTCCGCGTCGAGGTGTCCGGTAGCCGTCACCTTGGCGTTGACGTTGCCGATCACGCCAGCGGGCAGGCCGAGATCTTCCTTGGCCGCTTGCGGATAGACGTAGATGTACTTCGGTTTCTCGATGATCCGCTCGACCGTCTTCACTTCCTTGGCGGGCTCAAGAACCTCTGCCTGCCCAACATTTGTCGGGCGATCCTTCGGCCAGAAGATCCAGGCGACGAAGGCGCAGATCAGGGCAGCGGCCAAGGCGCCAAGGATTGCGTCGTAGCGCCTCATCATTTCTTGGCCTTGTCTTCAAGTGGCTGGCTGGTGTACCAGCGCAGTCCGACCACAAGAACACCGACCACGAACAGCAGCCAGCCGACCTGTGCCGGAGATAGATTCTTGGTTAGGAACTCGGATTGGGCCTGCACCTGTCCAAGAACGGCGACCCACAGGCCGGCATGTCCAAGTTTGGACTTGAGAAGACCAATCAATTTGCGGCGTTGTCTGATGTTCATGGGTAGAACCACCTTCTCCGTGCGTTCATCGGAAGATTCCGCTGCGATTTCGGAACCCGGCTTTGCAGATGGGCCCAGCCCTTCGTGGCGCTGGGATGCTCCATGTAGAGGTTGATGTCAGGGCGGCCCAGAACGTGCTGATTCTTCCAGAGCCAGTCGTCCAGATCGCCATCGTTCGGGTCGTAGATGTCGATGCCCTGGCCGGCCATGTGCGTACTCATCGGTGCGGCCCCATGGGTCGCCTCGTTGATCGCCGGAGGACGCCAGCCGCTCGTCAGGATCGTCTTCGTCCTTGGACTGATCTCGAAGGTGACGCCCTCGACGGCCGCCAACTGGATGAGCATGTTCACCCGCGGCAGAAGATCGCGGATGTTGGCCAGGATCTCGTCTGTGAGATCCCCGGGGAACCGCGCATCCCTGCCCATCAGGTATTGCTCGGTCGTGATGATCATCAGGCGCCCCGCTCGATCTCGACCTTGCGGATGGCCATGATGATGGCCTCCTTCTTGGCGCTGGCGTTGATCTCGATGCCCATGTCGGCAGCAATGGCAAGGAGGCCGTTCTTGCTCATTTCCTCAAGTTCAATGACGCCATCGCCGTCCTTGTCCTTGCCGGCCACGACTGCTCCAGCCAGAACCACCTGGGGCCCGGCCTCGACCTTGCCGCCAACGCCGCCGACTGGCTTGCCGGCCGCCTCGAAGTTGCCGGTATTGATCAGTCGTTCGGCTATCTCGTCAGGAACCTCGCAGATCCCGTCGATGATCTGGTACACGGCCTTGCCGTAGGAAAACGCCTTGACGGGTTCGCCGTTTCGGCGGATCGGCAGCTTGCTCTTGAGTTTCATGCCTTTGCTCCTTGTTCACGAATCCACTTGCGCTCGGCCATCAGGTAGCCTTCCAGTTGCCAGATCTTGTCAACGGCGTTCCGGTAGGCGATCTGGCGGCCGATCTCCAGATTGAAGTTGCGGGCGTCCACGCAGGCAGACTCCCCGATCACTGTGTAGCCGTTCTGCATGGTCAGCTTGCAGACGGTCACGGTGCTGTTCGGCAGGACGATGTACTCAGTCCCGTCGATGCGCTCCTCGATCATCACCTTCGTCACCTTCTCGTAAGGGCAGGCGGCGATCGCGGCATCCAATTCGGTATCACTCATGCTCATTTCTTGATCCTCATAGGAGAAGGGCCCCTGGCGGGGCCCTTCTATTCAGCGCCTATTAGGCGCCCCAGGCGGCGCTACGGTAGGACAGGTTCAGATACACAGTGCCGGCAGCGCCGGTCGCGGATGCAGTCGTCACCTTGTAGCCCAGCTTCTTGCGGGTCTTGCCATCAGTCGTCACGGTCTGATTGACCACGGTCGGGGTCATGCGGGCAGCAGTACCAGCACGGCCGACTTGGATAGAGGCCTCCAGGGTGGTGTCCAGATCAGTGCCACCGGAGTTGATCACGCCGAACGACATGGCATGAGCGGGAGTGCCGTTGGTGTCGATGTCGGATGCGGCATAGACGGCATCAACAAGGGCGCAGTCCTCGGGCAGTTCGCACATCTCGTAGATGTCGTTCAGAGCAGTCTGACCGGCAGTAACGGGAAGGGCGATCAGCACGTTGACCACTTCGGGGCCATTGGGGTTCGGCATCGGCTTGCGGCCGTTGGCGAAGTCGGATTTCATGTTAGCCATTTCGATTTCCTTTCAGAGGTATTGGGCTATTCGTCAGGAGGGGCTAGGCCCCTCCGTCAGTCTTAGCTGGGATCAGCAGCCGCGGTGTCCAGGGCGATCAAGCCGAAGTCCATCGCAGTACCGTCGATCGTGAAGTTGGTCTTCTTCACGCCGAAGATGCTGGAGGTGGTGATCACGACCTGATTGCCGCGATCTTCGACTTCCTCGTTCCAATCGAAACGCAGGCCAGTACCCGGGGAGCCAAAGGCAACCACGGCAGCCTGACGACCCAGGAACAGGGCACGGGCAGCGGCCACGTTGGCGCCAGCACCGTAGTCGGAGAAGCGGATCACGCCCTTGTGCTTGTGCAGCACCACGTTGTTGTGCATGCCCAGGCCACCCTTGAAGATCGGGGAGTTGCGGCCATCGGACGCGGAGGCGGCCTTCTGGATGTCCAGCCAGCCAGCCGTGCCGGTGTCGGTACGCAGGTCGTACTCCTGCCAGGGGTGCATGACGAGGACGTAATGCTCTTCGCCGTCGATCATCACGGGCTGCATGGCTGGGGTCTTCTGAGTGCCGCCACCCATCACCTCGGCGCGGGCAACAGCGCGGTCGATCAACTTGAGCGTGAACTTGTCGTTCGCGTCCACGTTGGCCTTGGCCGTCGCGTCGCCACCGTAGAGGAGGTGGTTGGCGTCAGGGGCAACGAAGCTGTTGCCGGCGTAGCCGGTAAAGCTGGTGTCCTCGATGTAGTCCGGGTTGACGCCACGGGCGCCAGCGGCATACATCATGATGGTTTCGTCAAACAGACGAGCCCACCAATCGGACTGACGAGCGCGGGCGATTTTCCGCAGGTCGTGGATGGTGCGTTTGCGGGTCATCTTGCCGCCCGTGTTCACGCCACCGCGCAGTTGGTCGATGTAGAGTTGATCCGTGTAGAACTTGAGATCTTCCTCTTTGCCGCGCAGGACGGCATCGCCCTGGACGGGCTTCATCTTCAACTGAGCAACCAGATCGTAGGAGATCTGATCGCCAGCATCGTTTTCCAGATGCGGCAGGGTTTGGATGGGGGTCTGGGCCTCTTCGCCAACACCCATGAACTTCTTGTTCCAGTAGGATTTGCGGCCAACGTCCACGGCCAAGAAGGCGGAAAACTTCTTGACTGCCTTGGGATCGCCAGCACCAACAACGGTCTTACCCATTTGAAATGCTCCTTGAAAGTTAAAAACCTCTCAAGTCGCACTCCTGCGCGACCGGCCTGGAACCCTCCAGGCCTACGCGAAACTACTCGCCTGACGCCTTTATACAGACGAGGCCAGCATTTACATCGGATGCACCGACAATCCGTTGCGGGCCATGGCCGCACCAGATACCGGCGTGTTCTTGCTCATCTTCACGGAATCGTCTGCTTGAATATCGAGGCGGGCCCGCTGGCCGCTCTTCTCCATGAGCGTGATCGTGGCCTTGCCAGATCCCTCGAAGGAAAGCGTTTCACCCACCCGCAACTCGATCTTCATGCTCATCAGGCACTAATCCCCAGGTATCGGGCCTCTTGCTCAGGGGTCAGCTTGCGAAGCGCCCGTTCGAGTTCGATGCCGTCCAGTTTTTCGAGGTAGGCGAACTCGTCGCCCCCTGTTTCTGCCAGTTCCGCGTTCGGCAGATTGGCCAGGGTCTTCGGGATCTTGGAAAGGTCAGGCTCACGGCCACGCTTGGGCTTCTCGCCCTTCGGCTGGATAGGAGCGTCTTCCTTCTTCGCCACAATATTGAAGCGTTCGCGCACGATCCGGTCTGCCTCTTGCAGGAACCACGCCGGGGAACGCTGGGCGTTCTTCTCGTCGTTGGCGAGATCACGCACGGCAAGGTCGAAGGCCTGTAGAACGTAGCGATCCTTGTAGATGCCGTTGCCCTCCTCTCCAAAGAACTTCTCCTGCTCCCACTCCCACCGCTGCATGGCGGTCTGGTTGCGCTGTTCTGAGGAGATCTGGGCTTTCAGGTTGCTCTCGCGTAGGGCCTGCTCCTCTGCAACGATGGCGTCTTTCTTCTCCTCGTACTCATCGAGGGTGATGTCGCCGTTGTTCAGTTGCTCTCTGAGCCCTTTTTTCTGGGAGGCGTACTCGGCCATCTTGGCGTCGTATCCCTCGACAGGTTTTGCGTCATAGACGGGCATGAACTCGCGCTGCTGGGGCTCGTCTTCGCCCTCTTCGCCCTCATCATCCGCATCCGCATCGCCGCTGGCCGCATCGTCTTCTCCTGCTGCGCTGGCCTCACGGCCGTCTCCATCGTCATCATCATGGTCGCCAATGTCGGCCATATCGTCGCCGGTATCCTCCTCCAGGGCCTCCAGTTCCTCGTCTGACAGGCCTTCGCGCTCTTCGTCGGTCAGCTTACCCATGTGTTGCTCCTTTCATTGATACACGCATCATCGGACGCCATCCGGCGCCATGGTTTGAATCCCCTGCTGTACTCCAAGCAGAGGCGAGGGGTTTTCTGCGGGCGGGATAGGGCCCGCGGCCTGTGCGGCCAGCGCCGTCTGCTGATCCAGGGCCGGTGCCATGTCCACAAAGCCGCTGCCCTTCATGATCTCGTCGGCCACCGGGGCAATGCCGGGCGCTACCGCGATCACCTGGGCGGCCTGCAAGGCGGAATACATCGCCTCGACACGCTTCTGGATGGCCTGGGCGTTCATGTGTTCGCCCTTGGCGATCATCTCGGCAAGCTGGGCCTGCAACGTCTCCATGGCTACCTGCTGCTGCAAGGCCTGTTGCTCTGCCTGGGCCTGCTGCTGCTGCAACTCCTCCGGGGTTTGCTCTGCCTCTGGGTCTTTCTGGCCGTTGATCTGGCGAATCCGCGATACAAGTTCGTCCCGGTTCGGAACATCGGCCATCTCGACCACAAGATCGAGAAGATTAAGCGCCACTTGCGGGTTGACTTGGCCAAGGCGGCCCATCAGGTCGAACAGGCTCTCGAACATCGCCTGCCGCAGGCTGGAACGGTAGTCCTGCTCGTCCACGATGAAGTCGCCCTTCATCGCCGTAATGTCGTTCAGCACCTCGCCCGTCACCGGATCGACCTTGTTCAGTTCCACAAAGGAGGCCGTGCCACGCGGACCGACAAGGCGGATCACCTTCTCCTGGGTATAGAACTGCTCGATGTTGGCCAGTTCCAGTTCTCCCAGCAGTTGCACGGCATATCGCAGGTTGTCGAACATCTCCGTTGTGACGACACCGCCCTGCTCCTGGCGGTTGGCAATGGCCACACCAGAGGTTGCGTTCGTCTGCCGCCCCAGGTTCTCGTTGGTCACGCCGCCCACGTTCCGGATGTGCTGGATGTCGCGCTCCATCAGCCCAAGGTGCGCCTGGGCTAGTTCTGAGTCGCTGTTGATCTCCAGTTGCTTGCCGGGGTTTTTCACCACCACAGCATCCGGTCGCGCCACTTCCTCGCGCAACTCGTCTATGTCGTCAACCGCCCCGCGCTCCATGATCACGCGGTTGGTCGAGAGAATCCAAAGGGACTTCGAGGCCCGCTTGTTCAGGTCGTCCTGGGGGTCGCGCAGGTTGCGGATCGCGCCATACGGGGCATTGTCACGCTTGCGGCGGTAGCACCACACCGGTACGAACGGGAAGCGGCCATGCTCGTAGGGGCTCTCTGACTTGAACACCAGCCCGCCATTGCAGAAGACCGCGCACATGACGCGCATCTCCAGCTTGTCGTACAGGGAATAACCAGACCGCAGGGCCGCAACATGCTCGACGTTGCCCTTCTCGAAGGCCATGCCAGCCATCGGGCCGTAGCTGAACTTCCGTACCAGCACCGGCTCCTTGTACCAGCACTCGATCATCTTGATCCGCGAACGCCTGGAGTTGGCAAAGGCGCTGCCGTCATAGGGCCGGTACTTGCCCACGCTCCGAGAGTAGTCCTCGCCGGGCTCACTCACGCGGGCCCCGAGATACCAGATCTCGTCGTCGTCCTCGTTCATCTCCAGGGAGGACTTGTCGGTGGCCCCCTTCTTGATGATGTCTGTCCGCTCCGGAAAGTATGCCTCGGCAATGTCCTGATCCAGCCACTTCCAGCGGAAAAAGTACCGCGCATCCTCCCAATCTGGCTCGACGCTGTTGGAGTCGTACAGGGTATAGCGCCAGTTCTCGTAGCGCGTGTACAGCAGTTCCTCGGTCTGGTCGCCTCGCAACCCCACCTCCAAGATGCCAAGGCCCGCTTTCACCGCATCGCCGAAGGCCCTGGAACGCGAAAACACCGTCTTGTTGGTGTCAGATAGGTACTTGAGCAGCTTTGTCTTGTTCTCGGCGTCCTGCCCGCCATCCTTCTTCCTGGGCTGCACCTTGTAGTCGATCCGGGTGCGCCGCTCCGTCCCGAGAATCCAGTCGATCGTCGGCTTGATCTCGTTGAATACCAGCGGGGCCTGACCACGCTCCAGCAAGGCCTGGGCATCCTCCTCCGACCATTGCATCGAGTCGTAGTAGTCCTCGTCCAGGGCCATCTGGTAACGGTTGTGCGCCTGCCGCTCCCATTCCTGATCGTACCAGTCGCGTAGCTTGGAAAAGAGCGCCCGGTTCGCGCCGGAGTCCAGATCATTCGCCGGACGCTCCGGCAGCGGCTCACCAGCAACACCACCCATCCGGGTCGGGTCGTCAAAGGGCGATGACGCCCGGCTATTCTCGAATCCGTCCATCAGGCATGCGCCCCCATCAGTTCAGCCTCGGTCGGGGCCGTCACCTCCGCTTCATGGATAGTCTGGCCATCAACCCTGATCGTCATCTCGCCAGCAATGGCACGATGCTCCGCCTCGTTGAATCCCACAGGCTCGGGAGGCATATCCACCAGATCCGGCAGGCCGTCCACGATCACATCGGCAATCCGCCGCAGGGTGAACTGGTCAGGGAACATGCCCATCACATCCGCCGCATGCTTGGCCGCCTCTATCAGGTACGGCGTGGGCCCGCCAGTCTTGGAATCCGCATACTTGAACGCCGCCGACAGGCACACGACATAGGCCCCGTGCCCTGGTAGCGCATGCCGCGCAGGAAAGAGAATCATGGCCGGTTCGTCATTCACCCATTGGTAGGACACGCCAATGTCGCCCGTCTGCCGGGTCTTCCAGGCCTTCGGGCCGCCGATCATCACCGCCATGGGGTTCTCCAAGAGAAGTTGCGGGCCATTGTCTCGGCTAGGCCAGCATTTGCCACACGATCACCATCAGGCCCATCGTCATCCACATGCCAAGCAAGATCGCGCCAGCCAAAATCAACGCAACAAGCCGGGTCAGCAAGTCAGCCTCCGACATGATCCGCATCCACTCGTACAGAACCCCAGGTCGCCGCCTCATCTCCTGTACTCCTCCGCCAACCCCTCGGCCAGAAGCCAGTCGGACAGGTTCACCCCGGACGGCAGCACCACCTCGGCTATCCACCGGCCGAAGCTATCCCCCTTCTCCGTGCTGATCACGCAAGAGGCCGCCTCGGCCAGCAGAGTCTCGACCCTGGCCTTCGCCGCCTTGCCTTCCGCCGTCTTCATCTCGGGCGCATCAATGCGGGCCAGACGGAACCTCTGCCGGCTCGTAACGTGAAAGCCCATGTCCACTTCCATGTCCAGGGTGTCGGCATCCACCACTCGAAGGATCGTCGCCTTGTACTCGTACATGGTCATACCCTCTTCTCGTCTAGCTTGTGATCGCCGCACCAGTCGGCCTCGTAGACGGCCGGGAAGCCGTTGTGCGTCGGGGCACAGCGCCGGCAGCGGCCCAGACGGCCACCGATGCGGCCTTCGTAGTTCTTGTCAGCAGCCTTCGGCACGAACCACATGCAGGTTCGGCAGCGCATCGTGATGTCGCGGTGCGCCCAGGTGTCAGTCACAACATTGAACTCACTCATCATTACCCCTTCTTCTCTTGGTCTTGGTCGGGAGATGCCCCGGCCTGCATCGCCTCGCCTCGGGCCTCCCAGCCAGCCGCAAAAGCCAACATGGCCCAATAGCCCGGCACTCGGCCGTTCTCTGGCTGATTGATCCAGCCATCAAACGCCATCATCATCGCCTCGTCCCTCATGCTGCCCGCCAGGAGCCAGGACGGCGGCCACGGCCAGAAGATCGGCCATTTCCATGAATCGACGGCACGGAGTACCCGGCCGGAACCAAGAGCCCGCCATCTAGCGCCTGGGCCCATTGCCGGAAGGCATCCGATCCGTGCGAGTTGTCGTCGTGGGCAGGCTCGGGTCGCCATGCCCCCAGGGTGCTGTTCCATTGCTTCCGATAGCCACCCAGCCGCTTCAACCCCTCGGCGCATCCCTCCTCGTCAAACCACGCCTGGGCGAAGTGTTCACGCACCAAGTTGATCCCGGCCCCGATGTCCGAGATGCGCGGCACGATCTCCAGGCCTCGCATGCCCTTGTCCTCCAACTGCTCGGCAATGGAGCGGTTCGTGTCCGACAAGTGCTTGTGGGCCGCGTCATGCGGGAGGTAGTGCCGGTTGAAGATGTACCCCGTGTCTTGCAGGTACTTGATCCAGTACGCCAGGGATTCCCCGGAGGCTTCGTGGTAGCGGATGAAGCGATGCTCCTTGCCTATCCATTGATGGAACCAGACCGCCGTGGCATCACCCTGGCCCAAGTCCCAGAAGGTATTGACCGGCTCGGCCAGGATCGGGATGCGGAGGATGCGCCCCTGCTTCCTGGCATCGGATAGGACGTTTGCGTAGTAGCAACCCTCGGTAGAGACTTGGAAGGCCTCCTGGGGAGTGCTGGGGTACTCCTGCCACATCCGAGAGGGGTCGCCATGGAACTCTCCGTCCCTCGTCGCCACATACCACGCCCGCTGCTCATCGGTCAGGGCCCGGCCGATTTCCCCTTCGATGGCATGGAAGTAGGCCGCGTCCTTCTCCGTCATCACCACCAGGGAGGGGTCGGTGACGTACTCCCTGGCCTGCCACCAGGGGAAGAAGTGCATGCGGTAGTCCCGTGGGCCAAGCTGTCGGCCCTGCTGCTCGAAGGCCAGGGCCCGCTGCGTCATGGTGTAGAACTCGCCGTCCTGGCCCTCTGCCGTTGACTCGATCACCACGATGCCGGACTGAGGCACGGCCGGCAGGGAGCCAGTCACCACCTCCTTCGCCTTGTCTGGGTACTTGGCGCAGATCTTCCCGAACTCTGACACATGCAGCCGGTGGATCGTGCCGGATCGCATCGAGGTCGCCACGCGGATGCTGCTGTTGTTGTGGGCAAAGAGAAGTTCTGTCGCGCTGTCCTTCTCCAGGGGGCAGGCCAGCCGGATCGGGTCGGGCAGGTTCTCGTAGGCAAACTTCACCTTGTCGCGGAAGATCACCTCGGCCGCCTCCCTGTCCTGGGCGATGATGCCGCACCGCACGTTGCGGTTGAACAAGGCATGGTCGAGCCAGACGATAGCAATCAGGGTCGTGAAGCCAAGCTGCCGGGCCTTGAGGATGATGTTGCGTGACCATAGGCGCTTGAGGAACCGGCGCTGGGCCCTGTTGGGCTTGAACTGGAGGACTAGATCATCCTCGCCATCCTCGCCCTTCACCATGATCTTGTAGAGGTTGGACAGTCGCCAGATAGGGTCGGCAAGGTTGGCCCGCAACTCCTCATAGGCCGCCTCCCGGGCCTTGATCTCAGCCTCCGACTCGTCAATCCATGCGTCCAGGCTGGCTAGGACGGCCGCCTCGACGGTTGGTGCGGCATCTGGCCGGGCAATACTGGCGTCAACACCCCGCGTCATTCCTAGCCACCTGATAAGCTGAGTTTATCGAGTCTGCTCATTTCTTGAGCATTGGTGTCAAAAATGCCGGGGTTATATCCAAGAGGCGATAAGCTGGGCTTATGGACTGGCATCAATCCTCGTCCTCGTCGTCTCCCAGGCGGGAGTAGTCCGTCCTCACGGCCTCGATGGTTTCCCCCTTCACCTGGGCTGTCTCATGCACCGGCTTGAGGCTGGCCCCGGAGATGGCCGCTATCAGGTCGCGTATCGGGTCGGCCTTCTGCTTGTTGTCCTTCTCGTACAGGCCAAAGTGGCGGAATAGCTTGTCCAAGGCCGCGTTCTTGTCGGCGATCCTGTACTTCTTGGTGTAGCCGACGAAGACCCGCTCCTTTCCGCTTCCCTCCCAAATCTCGGCCACCTCGATGCCAGCAACGCAAGCTGCTGTCTCATCGTCCAGTTCCGAGACGGGTTTCGGGCTGCCGTCATCGTTGAACAATCTTCGAACATCGAAGCGAGAAATTCGCATCGCCTCTTTCAGCACATCGGCGCGTGACATTAGAGCGCGTTCGCTGCCAGATCGGCGAAGTTGTGCCACTTTAGCCGCAATATGGCCGGTCTGAAAAAGTTCATACGCCTTCTTGCCGATAGTCCGTTCAGACATACGCTGACAGTCATAAGACCGGCGATAGGCCTCGCTGAGATTCCCTGTTTTCAGGTACTCCTCGATGAATCGCTGCTGCTTGAGGGTTAGTTCTGGCATGGCGTTGTTTTAGCGCAAAGGCCAGCATACGAAGTTGGGGCCCCTCGAACAATCTTAGAAGATTTCTCTTGACTATCGCATTGCGATACCCATAATGAAAGCACACCGCCCATTTTCAACGCCTCAAGGGCCTGCTCTTTCACAACCGATACCCCCCACCCGTTGAGTAAAGCGCGATGCAGCCTGAGCCGGAAGCGTCAGGAATAGCGCAACGCGGCCAAGGGAGCGTGAGAGACACGCGAAGAAGTGATGAACGAATAGGCCGCCTGGGAAACCGGGCTGCCGTTTGGTTCACCACCGAGAAGGAGAAGCAAATGCACGACTGGCATGAGTACGGGCTGTACGAAGAGCCCGAAGACCACCTAGCAACCCCTAGCAGGGTTCCCCACCCTTCAACCCCCCCCCACCACCACAAGGAGAACACCATGGCAACGAAGAAGACCCCCCCGCCCCTCCCTGGCTGACCGTCTGGCCATCTACACGGACATCGTTGGCCGCGAACTCGGGCCCGAGTACGCCGATGCACTTGGGCACTACGCGGCGGCCCACGGCAAGAAGTGGCACATCGACCTGATGGACGACTGGTACATGGGCCGGGATGCCTACTTCCGCAACCCCCAGACGGGGGAGCCCCTTGGCCACCTGCTCCGGCCCTTGTTTCTGACATAGGAGGTTCACATGAGGACTTGGAAATCCATTCGCATGGATGCAGCAATACGCGACCTGCTGCGGGCGATTTTCGAGGGGATGCCCTTCGATCCCGCCTGTGAGGCGGCCGCCAGGAAGTACCACGTTAGCAAGGACGAGTTGACCGCCCTGGTTGAGGCGGCCGACACCGAAGAAGTGGAACTGGTTGCCTAGTGCAAGTCGAGGGCCTGCCTGCTGCGGGCCCTCCGCTGGCACTCACCCTGCCAGGAGCCAGGAGCGCGGGAGCCTAGCCCGCCGGGCGTTTTCCGGAGTTGGCCCGCCTGGACATGAAAACCGATCCCCGCCGGGCTGACGAGCCAACCCCCACCACTACGACAAGGAGGCCGACATGGCTGAACGCATGAGTATCGCCCTGGTGAAGAAACCGGGCATGGGCTGGATGGCCCGCTTCTCTGATCCCGTTGTCCGTGAACTGTTTGGCACGGACACCCTGCCCACCGGCTACACCGACCGGGCGAACGCCGAAACCGTCCTGGCCGGGATCGCCAGCAAGAACCCCGACTGCATCGTGACCTTTGCGAAGGAGTGAACCATGGCCATGACCATCAAGGACATCACCAACATCGAGGCCAAACACCTGAACCTGACGCGGCCAAATACCTTCTGCCTGTCCTGTGAGTACAAGGGCGACCGCTACCACGTCTGGCTGGACATCGACACCCTGGAGTACAAAAGCCCGTTCTACAAGAACCCCCCGCTGGGCAGCAACGCCTACCGGACGCGGGAACTCGATCCTGATGGGGCGACCGGCCGCTACATCCTGGGACACATCATGCCCCATGCCCGCGACCTGTACGAGGCCGAACGGGAGCGCCTGGAGGACGAGGCCGAGAAGGAGCGCCAGGAGCGCCTGCTGCGCCAGGAGCAGGAGGCACGGGAGAAGCGCCTGCAAGAAGCAGCGCCCGATCTTCTGTCCCTGCTGGAGGCTGCCGTTGCCCGCGTGAAGCTCGCCAACGCGGACGGCAACCCGATCCTTTCGGCATGGCTGATTGATGCCGAGGCCGCCATCACCAAAGCCACCCACGGATGAACAAGTCGAGCCCCCCGTCTCGGGGGTTCCGCTGGTTCACCCCATTAACCAACACAAGGAGGACGCCATGCCGCGCACCTATCTTCGATTCCAAGACGACTACTTGGAAGACGCCAAGGCATACCAGAGCAAGAGCGCCGCCATCGAGGCCTACCGGGAAACCATGGAAGAACTTGGCAGGTTTGGCCAGCGCATCGAGGCCAGCCTGCACATCGCCAACAGCAAGGCCGAACTGGCCGAGTACCCCGATTTCGTCCTGTCCCCCGGCCCGCGTGGCGGGGTACGGGTCGAGTCAACCTAACCACAAGGAGGCAATCATGCTGCACACCCGTCTGTTCACCAAACTGACCCCCACCCACCAGCAGGCCGGATTCTCCTGGCCGCGCTACATGGCTTTCCTGCCCGCTGGGCCCCTGGCGAGAGGAGTAAGACCATGAGGACGAAGAAGTGCATCACCACCAAGTACCTGCCCAACACCCTGACCCGTGGGGCCCGCGTGAAGGCGACCGAACCGGATGGCCGGAGCATCACCTTCGGCTATGACGACCCCGGCATGGACGAGGCCATCGCCAAGTACCAGGGCCTTCTGGACGGCACCGAGGCCCGGCACTACCGGGCGGCCCTGGAACTGGCCAACCGGCTTAACTGGCTTGCCGATGGATCGGTGCTGGTGGGCGGATGGCAAGGGCCCGGCACATACGTCTGGGTATTCGCCTACGAGCGCGACTTCTTCAACCCCCTCCCGTGATTCAAGTCGGCCGCCGTGACAGGGCGGCCCGCTGGATTCACCACCACCAAGGAGGCAACACCATGAGCAAGCACACCCCTGGCCCCTGGCATTACCTGTCCGGGGCGGTTTACGCCGAGCCGGACGGCGACATCAAGATCGGCGGCGTGGCCATCGCCCAGCGCGGCCGACAGTCCAACCCGCGCCTGCCAGACCCCATCGAACCAACCGAGAAGGACGCCAACATGCGCCTGATCGCGGCGGCCCCGGAACTGCTGGCCGCCCTGGAGGAGATCACCAGCCGATTCTGCTGCCCGGAGGAGGAGTTCCGGGCCATTGCCATGGCGGCCATCAAGAAAGCGAGGGGCGCATGAGCAAGCGCGACCTGATCAATGCCATCGGCGAGTTCATTGCCGGGGCCCTCTTCGCCATCGTCCTGATCACCCTGGCAATCCTGCCAAACCTTCACTAGGAGCCAACCATGCAAGAGATCACCATCAAGCGCCGCCTGTCCGACGAGTTCCTGTCCAACGTGCTGCACACGGCCGCCGAGGGCGGGATCGGCTATTTGGCCAGGGCCCGCAAGGCCCAGGTCGAGAAGGCCGCATCCGGCGACTGGATCGACGACATCCTCCTGGCCTACGAGGTCAAGCCGCGCACCGACGAGGGGCAGGCCTTCGCAGACGGCGACTCGCGCAACGACTGGCAGCACATCGACCACGCCAAGATTGCCCAGGCCATCGAGCGCATCCTGACCGAGCAACTCACGAACGACACCATCCGCGAGTACATCAGCACGGCAGTTCTTGAGGATGACTCCGGCAACATCGACGGCGAAGCGGCCGACTGCATTGTGCAGATCGCGGCCCTTGGCGAGATCGTCTTCGGGTGACAAGGCCGGGCCCCGTGACAGGGGGCCCCACCGTTTCACCCACCACCCAGGAGGTAACTATGGCTTACATCATTGCAGCAATACAGGAAACCGGGGAGGAGGCAATCGTCGGTCAATTCGACACCATCGAGGCCGCCTACTACGCGCTCCCAAGGGAACGTGAGAAGTACCCGGAGTGGCGCAACTTCCACGTTGAGGAACTGCGCGACAAGGACTACTGGAGCAACTACTACGCCGAACGGTACGCCCAAGGCTACGACCACCCAGAAGACATCTACGAGGACTACTGACCATGAAAACCCTCTGCTACTTCGGGCCCGTGCAAGGACTGTACGAGGCCGCAACCCAGGCCGCCGATCTGCTCCGGCAGGACGGACGGGCCTGCCCTTCCCTGGACGCGGCCCTGGCCGCCGTCGATGTGCAACTCGCCGACCGCGACCGCTGCCGCTACGAGATCGATTCTATGCGCGGTAACGGCATGGCTGTCGTGGAGCAGTTCGAGGTTGACGACGAGCCGCTTGTGGCGATGGGCGATTACGGGGTCTGGGTTAATGCCTGGGCCTACATCACCTACAAGACAGATGGCCAGGGCGACCTATGAAGACCCTGGCGCAACTTGAAGACTTTGTTGACCTGTGCCGCGCCTACCGCATGGCGCGGGAAAACATGACATACCGGGCCATCGACGCTTTCCACTACGTCCAGGGCCCGGACACCGCCCGCAACATGGCGCAATTCACTTGCGGCCATGAGTGGGTAATCAACGAGGAATCCGGCCGCTGCTACTGCCTTCTGTGCGGTGCTGACGGCGATGCTTAAGGAGAACACCATGGGACTGAAACTGATTAGCGAACGGCAGCACATCGAGAGCGTGACCTATGCCATCTGCTACGACCGCAAGGGCGAGAGCCGGGGTAATGGGTACTCTTTCCTGTGCGACGAGTACGGCCTGATTGACGAGGCCGCGATGATGCCGGCGGCCAAGGCCAGCCTGCGCGACTGCCAGGAACACCCCGAGAAGTACAACCCGCCCTACCTGCAAGAGTACGTCAGCCACTACACCGAGCCCGCCCGAGGACAATGCGTATGCGGGCGCGTGGTAGTTCTGGAGGATCCGATGGACAACGACTGCGCCTGTGGTCGCTGCTACAACTCTAGCGGCCAGGAGGTCGAGCCCAACTACGGCCGGGCCGAGTGCGCCCGGGACGGATGGGCCTATGACGAGGAGGACTACTGATGCCCATCTATGCCGGCGACATCATCACCAAGGCCGAGGAGCAGTACGTCGAGGCCCTGGAGAAACTGTGGGACATGGTTTCCGACATGACCGAGTACCGCCTGCGCGAAGGCGACATTCCCGACGACTACGAAGCCCTGGTGGGCCAGATGGTCGAGTGCAACCGCATCCTAGACACCATCACCAAGGAGAATAAAGATGAGTGAAGAGCAAATGTACCTGTTTGAGGCGGTATATCACTACCAGCCCGGAGAGAAGTACAGCAACGGGCGCGGGCTATCCGCGTTCGATAGCGACCTCAAGCAACTGGAAACGACCTTCGAGGTCTTCAAGGGCCGGGGCGAACCCTACGCCATGCGGATAACCAACCCCAGCACCGGGCAGGTTATCCGCATGCACGGCGACATCATCGCCGCTATCCGATCCACTCAGCAGGCCAAGGGGGAGGCATGAACAAGGAAACCGGGGGGCAAGCCTTCCCGTCCACCATGACCGACGACTCCCTGCATGTTGCGGGCATGACCCTGCGCGACTACTTCGCGGCAGCGGCTATTCCCACCCTTGTCGCGTATGCAGAACATGACGCACACGCAGATGGCCTATGCACCTTCTGGCTAGACCCGGATACCGAGGCCCCTGGCACATCATCAGAACTTGTCGCACAAGACGCCTACGCAATCGCAGACGCAATGCTCAATGAAGGGAGCAAGTAATGGACAGCAACACACTTCACCGAGTAATCCGCCTGGAGTCCCGCATGCGGGCCCTGGAGGACATCGCCATCCGCGATTGGTACGTCTTCTGCGAGATCTGCGGCAAGCCCCACAAGAAGAGCAACCCGCAGGGCCGGGACAACTTCGTGACCGTGAAAGACCCACTCGACGGCGTGTATCGCTACCTGTGCGTGTCTGACCGCGATCTGGCCTGCATCGCCAAGTGGCGCCGCATCCAGTACGACGACAACTCCGACTATGTGGACAAGGATGCCGTTGACAGGGCCCTGGATTGGGGCTTCGCCACCTGGGCGGTCGAGTCCTGCGCCTGGGGCAATGGCCATACGCACCATGGAACCCTGCTCGAATACTGTGCCGAGAACGACATCCGCTGGAACCTGCTGCGGGTGCGCCGGGCCGTGCATATCAACGGAGGGGTGCATGTCCCTGGCTACGGTATGCTGGTCTGTGAGTCTGGCGGCGATCTGCTCCGGCGCTGCGGCTACGATGACGACGACGAGGACAACATCCTCATGTCTGACGAACTGGATCGCCTCATCGCCCTGGTTCAACGCGGCAAGGTCAAGCTGGACAAGCGCGGCCTGGACTGCCACCTTTGCGCGGAGGTATGACAATGCCTAGAGAAGACATGGTTATCATCGTGCGCGGGGATCAAGTCCTGCGCGTCCAGGCCAAGGCCTTCGCCATGGTGATGAGCGCGGCTGGGCAGATGGAGGATGACTGGATGGAATACTACCCATCTACCGGGAAGAGCGTGAAAGCATCCAGGGATGGCCTGCGGGCCCTCAACAACATGCAACGCATCGCCCGCATGGAGATCGAATGACAGAAGACAACATCCATATCCCCACCAAGTTCGAGATCAAGGCGGCCCGCTACCGGGCCGAACTCACCCAGGCCAAAGCGGCCGAACTCTGCCATGTCGGAATCCGGGCATGGCAGATGTGGGAACAGGGGCTCCGCGAGATGCCCATCCCCGTGTGGGAACTGTTCCTGATCAAGATCGGCGCAAGGCCGGTCAATGCCGGGGCTTCCGGATCGTCAGACTAGCGGCGATCCGGGCTTCGGCCCGCCCCGGGATTCTCCCCAATGAACTCAATCAGCGTTTCAAGGTAGTGCGCGGCCTTCTGCAAGTCCTCGACGCCGCCCTTGTCGTAGCACCGGGCAACGTACTTGATGACGTTGCCTCTCAGATACCCGGCGAACTCCTCATCCGTCATCCAGGCCCGCATGGCGTCCCACGGCTGGATGGCCTTCTGGTAGTGGCTGCCGCCGATCTGCTTGTTGTCCACTCGCTACCCCTTCCCATTGATCTTGAAGAACACCGACATTAGTGCGTTCCAGTCGCCATTGAAGCGGGCGCAATCCGCCTCCACCTCCCTGTCCTGCTGGCTACGCGGAACCCTCTTCACCTCCAGGCGCCCCGTCCACTTGTAGGCCTTGGCCCGGTACGGCAGGTTGCTGTCCTTGGTGCGGCGCGTCACCATGCCAACCTCCGCCAGGATGCCGCCCATCACCATCCATGAGACGGCGGCCCGCACGGCATACTCCTTCTCAGCCATCTTCTCGGCCAGTTCCTTCGTGGTGAACTGGTCGCATTGCATCGCCTTGATGTATGCCAGCACCTCCTCGCGGGAGAGCCGCCGACCAGCAAACCGTTCTATGTTGCTCTTGTGTTTGATGGCCAGCGGCTTGTTATTCATGCCTATCTCCAGAGACGCCAGAGACGGGCCGGGGCCCATGGCGCAAAACGTCGAAGCCTGCCGCCAACAACTGATCGCCTGATCCAAGGCCCTCTCCTCATTGCGACACCTTTTTGAACCTGCAAAACTCGATTGGGCACTCCAAATACTCGCGCTCCCTGCCCCGTGCGAACTTGCTTGTTCTCGACCAATGCTTGCTTGTATCTCCCTTGACGATGCAGCAATGCGTCATGTCGTCGTTGAAGATCATGTAGGCATACGGTTTTGGGTGGGCACGATCCCAGGCATGCGCGACATCAACGATGATCGACGGATATGGGAAGTCATCCCGTCCTGTGAAGTGAATCCCTGGTCTTCTCTTGATCTCGACGCGCTGGACGATCTGGATGTCCCCATCGTCGCCGTATTCATCGCGCACACTCGGATCCGGCCGGACGATGGTTGGCGCAACAACAACATGGAAACCCTGATCAGAAAGCCACCGTGACGCCCGCCATACCGCCTCTTTGCTGCGGTTTAGGTCTGAAACAAATGTTGGATCGACAACATCCAAGGCAGTACCCATGTCACACCCTCATCCCGATCTGCTCCTCGAAGTCGCGCAGTCCGTCCTTGGTCAGTTCGCGCAACGAATCCATGCCCAGGTAGGCCTTGATCGCCTCCTTCGCCTTGTCCTGGGTAATAGCCACGGCTTGCAGCAGGGCGGCGTCCTTGATCTCCCTGGTGGCCGCGGTCGAATGGATCGCCCGGTGATGCTCATGGCAGAGCGGGACACCGAACCAATGCTTCGGCTTGATCCCCGTGCCGGAGTTTTCAGAAGTCCGGACATGGTGCAGGACAACATCCCCCAGGCAGGCCATCCCGAGAAGATCCGGCCCGGAATACTTGAGGCCATGGGCGCAGCACGGTAGGCCCTCGATGTAGGCCTTGTGCTGCTCCTGGGTGTAGATGCCGACCTTCTCCAGACAATCCCATAGGTGCGGGTTGCGGAAGTACCCCTTCTTGGTCAACTCGTAGGCAAGTTGCCCAGCCTTCTCCCCGGGCTCTTCTGCCGCCTCCGCATGGCCGTCAGCATCCTTGACACCGTACCCGCCCATACCACTCGGCGCGATGGTGATCAGGACATCCTGGCCGAACAGCATGCCGGTTACAGCGACATGCTGCTCGACGGGAACCTCGATCTCGATGCGCGTATTCCCCGTGCTGGGGAACGGCTTGATGTTCGAGACGCGACCGAAGACAGCCTTCATTCAGCCTCCGCGCCAATCGCGTCATCTTCGCCATTCAGGACTGCATCCAGGCGGGGCCGGTAGTAGTCCTTGCCCTTGATGACCTTGCCATGGGCGTCTTTCAGCAGGCGGCCATCGACCATCTTGCTCATGTTCGAGCCGGTCAGTTCACGCCACCCCTCGGAAATCGGGAACTCCTTGGCGATCATGTAACCAATCGTTACCCAGATTGCGTCCAGGCCACCATCGAAGCACTCGACATCGTTGACCAGCCTCATGTCCGGCTGGGATGCTCCGGTCTTGATGTTCTCGGCGATGTGTTCAAGCAGGCGGCCGTAGTCGGCGAACCCTTCGGCCACCAGGGTTTCTCCAACCTCCTCGACCATCAGGGCCAGATACAGACGAGCAACTTCCGGCGATGCCTTCTGGTCGCCGGCCGCCATGAAGACGCCGACATCATGCGGGTAGATCATGCTTATTTCCTTTCTTGGCGAAGTATTCCTGTTGACGTTGCTGGTACTCCTTGAGCGCCTTATCCCCGGAGCGCAGCGGCCCGAGGTTCCAGCGCCAGGGCGTTACCGCCGCCCCCTTGCGGCCCGCGATCTTCCGCTTGTGGGCGGTATCTGCCGGTGATTTAGGCTTTTCGGTAGCCATACTCATCCTTCTCGAATGTGTTGCACTTCTCCGCCCGGCGCGGCTTGACCGTGACGATCTCTCCTGGCCGGTACGGTTTCCCATCCTTGTCGATCAGCAACCCCTTGATGGCGGCCTTGCAGTTCTGGAACGGCCCAATCCACCTGCAATCTCGGCATGTCTTGATCACAGATGCCCGCTCACGTTCCTGTTGAGGCCGGACTGGACGCCGGAAACTTGAGCAAACGAAGACAGGGCGCGGTCTGGCCGCCAGTTCTGGGTATGCTTGACGATCCTTCCGGTCGGCGTTTCCGCCACCATGACCCCGGGACTTATCTCGATGAACTTCGGCGCCTTCGCGTTCAGGGTGTAGGCATAACTTCCAGACCCGCCGCTTGCCCTCTTCACGACATCCCGGTAGAACATCCTGGCCAGGATGTGATTCGCCATCTTGCTAGAGAGTCCAGTCATGGCCCGGATCTCGGCAATAGATCGGCTCTCGCCGTCAGCAAGAGCCTTGGCGCTCAGGCTCTCAGCATCTTCATCCTCGATCTCGTCGCTAACTGGCTCGGCCTTCTGGATGCTCTCGATGTACTTCCTTTTCTCGGCGCGACTTGTCTGCACGAACTCAGGAAGATCTCCCTCGGCGATCCAGTTCCGGGTCTTGGCACGGTTGCCTTTCCCGTCACGCTCCCAGCGGACGTATCCGCTGCCGCGCAGGTTGGCGCAGTAGTTCTTGACGGTCTTTCTGGACAGTTCTGGGATGGCATCGCAGATCTCATCCAGCAGGCAGCCCGGATGCTCTTTGACGAAGGCCAGGATTTTTTCTAGTTGCTGTGAAAACGGGTGTTTCATGCGCTCACATCCTCCGAGTGAAGTTCTGCTGCGATGGCAGCCATGCTCGTCGGGATCCTTCTGTCGCTCGTACCGAGACGAAGAACCTTCTGGCAGGCCTCCGGGTTTCCGATCATCCGCACGGCCTCCGGCCGAAATCCGTGCAGGGCGTTACTTGCGTTGGCCATGCCGATCAGCACGGCCGGGAAAGAGATCTGGTCAGCGTGGTTTCGGAGGCCCCGGTAGCGGTTCCCGAACTCCTTGGCCACGAACGGCCACTCGTCCTCCTTGCGCTCACCAAGCTTGATCCAGCCGCCCATGTCCACGATGACCTTGTGGATCAAGGGATCATCGAAGACGACATCGGAGTAGGTTCCGACCGTCCGGACTGCCCGATCCACCTTGGCCCAGGCCAGCAGGGCGGCGTCCTGGCTTGTGCCGCCGATCATCTTCACGATGTCGGCGATCTTCGGCATGAACTGGCCGCTATCCGGGTTCTGCACATGGCGGTTCATGGCGTCACGGATCGCCCCAATGTCGTACTGCTGCAAGCCGCTCCAGTACAACGTGATCAGCGAATCGGTAACGTCCCTCCCGTAATACTCGCCAACCATGGAGATCATCTTGGTGAAGTTGATCTTGTCGTTCGCGTTCATGCCTCGAAAACCTCCCCGATTTCAGACTCGTCAACTCCTTGCGACCGCAACCACGATGCGGCTGCCGCCCGGTTGCGTTGCTCCAGGGCAGCCTGCTTGTTGCCGTGGATCGGGACGATTGAGCCGACGCGATTCTCCCGCTCCCACCAATCCGCCTTGAACGATCCCCATCCCCGTGTGCAGCACTCACGGATGCAGTCGTTCATCGCAAGCCCGGCTTTGTCAGCCTCCTGCTTGACGCCATCCAGGGCGGTCTTGGTGGCCGGGAGTTTCTTGACCTTGCGAAGCGTGAGCCAATCCTTTGCGACAGCCTGATCGACTCCAAGGGATTCGAGATATGTGCCAGCGTCGAAACCGGCAGGTTTCGTGCGCGGTGTTTTTCTGTTCTTCTCCTGTTCCTGTTCCTGTTCCTGTTCCTGTTCCTGTTCCTGTTCCTGATAAGGCATAGCCTTAGCGAAGGCTTCCGGTAAGGCTTTGCCAAAGGCTTCTGACATGCCTTCCGCAAAGGCTCTAGCCCTAACAACCACGCGGGTTTTCAGGCCACACTCGGGTAACAGATCAAGGGCGGATTCCCATGCCTTGACCACGTTCGGGGACTCTGGCGGGTTGTACTTAATGAAGTTCGGAAGGGCTATCAAACAAGCCTTCTGGTCATGCTCTGCCATACCCTTCCGAGAGGCTTCTTGGAAGGCTTCACGGAAGGCTTCCGGCTTCCATCCAAGTTCATCGGCAAGACCCGAAACCGTTGCCCGCATCGCGCCAAGAGCAGTCATGTGCGGGTGCGTCAGGATGAACAGGAAGGCCAGTTTCCCGTTGTCTGACATGCCCATGAACTTCTCGTCGTTCCAGATTCGCGGGTCAATTTTTCTATAGCGCGACATTCATACCTCCTTGATCTCGATGCCATGCACCGAGAGCATCAACTTCCGCTTGATGATGTAGGCCCGATCCTTGCGGGTGGCCTCGCTCTTTGTGTCCTCAACGACCATGCGGCCGTCCTTGATGTAGGTGAAGTCGGCGATGTAGGTGCAGGGCCGCTCATGGCCGCCGCTGGGCTTCTGGGTGCGAGGGATCAGGTTGAATACCTGCTGCGTTTGCAGTCGCTCGATCTCGCCGGCCGCTTCCATGTCCTTGAGCGACAAGAATCGACGGGCCTCCTTCTTGGAGTCGAACTCCTGGCCAGCCACTTCCGTCTTCTCGTTGCCGAACTTGAGCCTCGCCTTGGGCTTGTCCCCCGCCTTCATCTGGGCCCGCTTGCGCTCGACCAGGGCGGCATACTCCTCCGGGGACATACGCAACATGCCCATGGAGTCAGGCCAAAAAAAGGCCGGGGCGGTTTCCCGCGCCCGGCAAAGTCACTACAAGGGAGGTAGGCAGGCATTGACCGGCCTGCCAGCGGCTTGAAGAAAAAGACCCCGACCCGCTACGCAGGCCGAGGCGAAAGGCTGGAATTGCACCAGCCAGGGAGGTAACTCTAGGCAGCAGCGGCATGTGCCCTGGCCTGCTTCTTCGCCGGGACGACAACCTCTGCAAGATCGGGCCGCAGATCCTCGAACTTCACGGCCCGGAAACTTTCGCGCTCAATGGCCAAGGCCATCTTCATGCCAACCTTGTTGTGACCCATGTAGATCTGCTGGAGGTAGGCGAATGTCGTTCCGCATCTGGCAGCGAACTCGTTACGCATCGGTTCCGGCATGTCCAGCACAAACTTCCGGAGTGCGTCGATAGGCTTGCGTTCGTTCATGTTCTTCGTGGCTGTCCCTATGAAACTCTAGGTATCTTAGAGCGGGCCTAATGACTTTGCAAGTACCTTACGGAGATTCGATAAGAAAGTTGAATAGAGCAATTCATCTTAGAGTGTGCAACACTTAGAAAATCAAGGACATAGATAGACGGCAACCGATGTCGTTAAACGTCCTTGGACATTACGACAACTAGGAGCGAACATGGACGTTCGAGACATCAGGAGAAACAACCTCCTTCTGCTGCTGGCGGAGTACCCGGAGTTCGGGTCTATCTCCGCCTTCGCCCAGGATGTTGGGGCCGCACCAAACCATCTGTCTCAGATCTTGTCAGAGAAGATCAAGATCACGATGGGCAACACCATGGCCAGAAGGATCGAGGAGAAGAAAGGGCTTCCGCACGGATGGATGGATGCGCCGCATGACGACAGCGACCCCTTATCGAATCTCGATGACGAAACCAGAGACTACCTTGAAACCGCCCTGCTGATCTACAAGGCCTCGCCTATCCGCGCCAGGGCAATCATCAAGGAGTTTCTGCGGGAGCAGATCAAGAAATCAGGAGGATAGCCGCCTATAACTTTCGATATATTCCATTCCATTGTTGTGATGATATTATCTCCGCCCTGTTCGATTTTCTCTAACCAGAAACCGCCATGCCAGAGACAAGCGCCATTGAAGCTAGGCTAATAAAGCTGTTGCTTGCCAGCATCCCAAAACAAGAACGATGCCATACCGTTCGCGGCATGGCGCAGATCCTCAACAACCACATTGACGACCGCATCATAATCAGGGCGGCGACCAAGAAGGGTAAATCCAGGCCGCGAACAGCTTAGACCGTCACACTCAACCACAAAGGCCGCTTAGATGCGGCCTTTTTTGTTCCCTCTTAGAAAAAATTTCTTGATGATGTCTTAGCGATCCTCTATGCTCTGTCCTGTAAGGTGCATTTCTACAGGAGAAAGCATGTACCAGATCGAAGCAGTAAAGGCCCTTGAGGCCATCGACAAGGGGCTGTCTGACGGCAGCCTTTGGCTGCAAGACGAGAGCATGGCCCTGGTCGCAACGATCCTTCGCCGACTGGCCATCGACTTCCACCAATCCGGCAAGTCAATCCAGACCGAACCCGAAGCAACGAGCCGCTTCCTGGCCGCCGCCGTCGAGATCGAGTCCTTGTGCAACGAGGCCCGCGAGGAGATGCGCGAAGACCTCCGGGCATACGAGGCCAACGAGCGCAGGCGCGAGGCCCTGGCCCGCCTGTACGGCGGCGCTTCGGTATTCCTCTGATGGCCACATTCCTCATTGATACCGGGGCAGCCCCCGGAACCCGATCCCATCGCGCAGAACTCGCCCTGCGTGTCGCCGCGGCTATCGCCCAGGAGACGCACGGGGAGATCTTCTGCAAGAAGCAAACCACCTACGAAGTCAGATGCGCGCCCGGCGTTACGCGCAGCAGCAACTACGTTGCGTGGATCAAGGAACGCGAACGCCAACTGGAGAAAGAACATGCTGACAACTGAGCAACTCGCGGCCCGCAAGATCGGCGGATCGTCCACCAGCACCATCGCCGGCCTGAATCCCTATCAGACCGCCTATCAACTTTGGGAAGAGATGACCGGCCGCCGCCCGCCCCTGGATCTGTCCGAGAAGGACTCCGTGGTGGCCGGCAACCTGTTCGAGGCCCCCATCGCCGACTTCTGCTCCTACAAGATCGGCAAGGCCTGGGGCCGCGAGGTGAAGTTGCACCGGGTCAACGAGACGCTGGTGCATCCAAAGTACGACTTCCTCACGGCCCACATCGACCGCCGCTTTGTCGGCGAGAAGCGCGGCCTGGAGATCAAGAACGTGGGCTTCCGCATGGCGAAGTTCTGGGGCCAGCAGGGCACGGACGAGATCGCCCCCTACTACATGATGCAGCCCCACCACTACATGCTGGTGATGGACTACCCGGTATGGACGGTGGCCGCCTACTTTGGCGGCGACGATCTGCGCCTGTACGAGGTCGAGCGCGACAAGGAGATGGACGAACTCATCATCGAGATGGCGCACAACTTCTGGCACAACCATGTCATCGCCGATGTCCCGCCGCCCCTCGACTACGAGAGCAAGGCCACCCTTCCACTCCTCAAGGAGATGTACCCAGGCACGAACGGCCAGATCCTCCAGGGCGGGGAAGACCTGTTGCATTGGATGAAGGTGCGCGAGGACGCCAAGGACAAGGCCGCCATGTACGACAAGGTGGCCGAGGCCGCTGGCAACCACATCCTCGCCGCCATGGGGGAGGCCGCCGCCCTCAAGTTCCAAGACGGCTCCGGCTACACGCGCAAGGTCGTCAAGCGCAAGCCGATCACCATCGACGCCTGCGAGTACATCGATTTCCGCTTTACCAAGAACGTGAAGGAGTAATCCATGACTGAACTTGCTGTGGTTCCCCAGGCCAACCAGCCGCAGAAGCACTCCCTCCTCCGGAAGGTTGCCGACCGCTACTCCGTCGAGCCTGACAAGATGTTGGTTACGCTCAAGCACACCGCTTTCAAGGGCGATGTCAGCAACGAGCAGATGATGGCCCTGCTTATCGTTGCAGACCAGTACCAACTGAACCCCTGGACGAAGGAGATCTATGCCTTCCCTGACAAGCAGAACAGCATCGTGCCGGTCGTTGGCGTGGATGGTTGGGCCAGGATCATCAACACCCATCCGCAGTTCGATGGCATGGAGTTCGAGCAGGATGAGGACTCCTGTACCTGCCGGATCTATCGGAAGGATCGCGGCCATGCGATTGCCGTCACCGAGTACCTGTCGGAGTGCAAGCGCAACACCCAACCGTGGGGATCGCACCCCCGCCGCATGCTGCGCCACAAGGCGATGATCCAGGCCGCCCGTCTGGCCTTCGGCTTCGTTGGCATCTACGACCAAGACGAGGCCGAGCGGATCGTGGAGGCCTCCCCGGCCGTGACGGTCGAGGCGGTTCCAGTCGAGGAGCCCACCCAATCGAGGACGGCCGCGATCAAGGACAAGATCAAGGCCGGCCGCAAGCAGGCCGACAAGCCCCGGGCCCCGACCTACGCGGAGATCGCCGACAAGCTGAACACGGCCGGCGACATCGACACCCTTGATGTTGCCGCCAGCCTGATCTCCGCCGTTGTGGACGAGATCCAGCAGGCTGAACTGACGGCCATGTACCGTGAAATCCGCACACAGATGGAGGCAGAAGATGCTGAGTAAGAGTCATCTTGCGTTGCATAAGTGGTGTCCCATGTCAAAAGAGGAAGAATTAGAAAATGCCGAGTGCATGGGCCAGTCCTGCATGGCGTGGCGCTGGGCCGAGCCCGAGCAACTGAGTCAGGCCGTGTGGGTAGATGTTCGATTCCATGAGGCCTTCCGAGAGGCCTGGGACAAGCACATGGAATCCTACGATGGCGAAGAGGTCGGCGAGGCATTGCAGGCCAAGGTCGATGCCTCGTTAGCCGAGTTCGAGGCCGAAAGGGACAAGATCCTCAAGTATTTCGTCTTCCCGAAGCCGACCGAATCGACCCATTGGCGCAAGGATGGCGATCCCTACTTCGAGTACGAGGATCGCCCGGTTGTGCTGCAACGCTTCACCCGCACCCATGACGACGACCGCCGGGGCTACTGCGGCCTCGCCGGGAATGTTGCCAACCCGTAGGCCAGCCATGGATACGGTCAAGGCATATAAGACGACAGACGGCCGCCTATTCGAGGACGTATCTGAGGCGCTGTCGCATGAGTTCCATCTTGGTTTTGTCGAGGAATTTGAGGAGTTCTTTTCTGGCGGCCATTGCAGCTACTAGGGAACGTCACCGCAGGGCTCGATGGTCAGGAGGGCAATCGTAGAGTGGGAAATTTTCAAACGCATGAAGGAGCAAGAAGATGAAGACAGTCCGAATCTATCTGACAACTGACGACCAAACCGGGGAGAAAGCCCTGGTGAAGGCCGCCAATCAGGCCCAGGCCCTCCGGCATATCGCAGGCAACCGCTTCACCGTCAAGGCCGCCACCAGCATGGAGGTGGCCGATGCGATGAGCGATGGCGTCATGCTGCAAGTGGCCAACGATGTCCTGCCGGATCAGGAAAGCCTGGATCTCTGATTTTCAACGGGGGCGCAAAGGGATCGGCAAACACGAACTGGCCTGCTGGTGATGGTAGATAAATGGAGCCAGCCGCCCCCACCAACAACACAAGGAACAACAATGGCATCAGTCAATAAGGCAATCATCCTGGGCAATGTCGGCAAAGACCCGGAGGTGCGCTACACACCGGGCGGCGATGCGGTCGCCAACCTGTCCATCGCCACCACCGACCAATGGAAGGACAAGGCCGGCGAGAAGCAGGAGAAGACAGAGTGGCATCGCGTCTCGTTCTTTGGCCGTCTGGCCGAGATCGTCGGCGAGTACGTCAAGAAGGGCTCCTCGATCTACATCGAGGGAAAGATAGTCACCCGTTCATGGGAGAAGGGCGGCGAGACGAAGTACAGCACCGAGATCCAGGCTCACTCGATGCAACTGCTTGGCGGAAGGGGCGGCTCCCGTAGCGATGCGCCGACCACAGACGGGCAGAGCAAGCCGGCGAAGCAGCAGGGTGGCGGATCCTTCGATGATCTGGACGACGATGTGCCTTTTTAGCGGGTACTGAATAGGCCGGGGACAGACATGGATCATGGCACATGAGAAGAGGGAAGGCCTCCCGGCCGAAAAGGTGTAGGGCCTCTCTCGCCTCCACGGGGCAAGTTGCCGCGCCCCCCAACCAATGTGCCTAGCGCGGCGCACGCACACGAAGGACAGACATGAAATTCAATGAGCCGCCCAGCAGGATTTACCTGCAATACCACGGAGACGATACCGGCCAAAGCGATTGCCCGGTTGATGCCGGAGACATTACTTGGTGCTGGGAGCCGATCTTTGACCGCGACATCGTGTACGTCCGTTACGACTGGCTCAATCGAGCCGACATGATCGAGGCCGCGGCCAAGAACCTTGTCGCCATGAAGGGCAGGCATAACACCGAGATCGCCTATAAGCGTCTCGTAGATGCTCTAAATGAACCAATCTTCTGAGAAAATGATTGATATTGCACACATCAGGCGGGAGTTTGTGAAGTTCCTTGCCGAAAATTACCACAAGAGCAAGTCCCTCGACGGGGCCCTCATGCACGTTGTCGAGTTGGCCTACAAGAAGGGACTCGAGGACGCCAAGATCCCTGTTGATCGGCATATCACTTGGATCGACTCCGCCCCGGAGGAGGAGACTCGGATATGAGATGGGTGCAGGATCTCCACGACATCGCCAAGAAGGCATCGGCCGTGGCGGTAACGAAGCGCATGGCCCAGGCTCACGCCAAGTACATCGGCATCATCAACCAGTTGCCAGACGAGTTCACCGTCTGGGATGTGCAGCGCGTGACGGGCATCGACCATCCGAAGGCCGTCCAGTTGATCAAGCGCATACGAGAGCATGGCCTGATCAGCAAGGGCCGGCGCGTACCGCAACACTTCATCTTTACTAAGAAATGATCGTAACCGGCGCGGCCACATCAATGAACCTCGAAGAGGCCGGGGAGTTCCTGGGTATGCACCCGAACTCCCTGCGGGCCCTGGCTAAAGACGGGGTTGTGCCGGGCTTCAAGGTCGGCAAGGAGTGGCGCTTCTTCGACGTTGACTTGCTCGAATGGGCGCGAGGACAATACGCGGATTCTAAGATAAGCGAGTCAGTTCCATGTCGCTCTACCGTGACCCCAAGAGCCCGTACTGGTGGATCCGCATCACGGCCCCAGATGGCAGACAGATTCGCCACAGCACTCGGACTGCCGATAAGCGCGAAGCCCAAGAGCAGCACGACCACCTTAAGAGCGATCTCTGGCGGGCGCAGCCAGGAGTAGAGAAGTCCTGGCTGGAGGCCTGCGTCTCATGGCTAGAGGCAGGGGATCGCGGCGACTCGGATCGCTACATGCTACGGAACCTCAAGATCGAGGATCTTCCGCTCTCCAAGATCACCCCTGACATCATCAGCGAGGCCCTGGCCGGCGAAAAGCCCGGCACATGGAACCGCAAGAAGAACCTGATCATGGCCATCCTGAACCATGCCGCCAGTCTTGGCTGGCTGGACAGGGCCCCCAAGGTCAAGTCGAAGAAGGAACCGGAGGGGCGCATCCTCTGGCTCACGGCCTCAGAGTGGCAGGCCCTCTACAAGGAACTGCCTGATCACCTCAAGCCGATCTGCAAGCTGGCGATCACGACCGGCATGCGGCAGCACAACATCCTCAGTCTGGCATGGCGCGAGGTGGACATGAAGCGCCGCGTCCTCTGGGTTCACCCTGACGAGGCAAAGGCAGGCAAGCCGATCTCGATCCCGATCAACGACGAGGCCCTGGCCGTCCTCCAGTCCCAGGCCGGCAAGAACAAGACATGGGTGTTCCCGTACTCCAACAAGCGCAAGGACGCCGACCTGTCAAAGTGCGGGCCCATGAGCGAGATCGGCGAGGCCTTCGATCGGGCCTGCGTCAGGGCAGGCCTCTATATAAAGGAGGTCAGGCGGAAAGACCGATATGGGAAATCCAGCATCACCAAGAGATCCGGGTTCGTCTTCCATTGCCTTCGCCATACCTGGGCGTCATGGCATGTGATGAACGGAACGCCGCTTGAGGTGCTGCAAAAGCTGGGTGGATGGGCCAGCCTGGACATGGTGCAGAAGTACGCCCACCTCGCGCCAGGGCATGTCGCCCGCTTCGCCGGCAACGCTACTCCCTACGACCAGGGCCAAGAGAAAGTGGCCTGATCCTTTCTGCTATCTTTCTGCTGAACTGCCACGCTTTCTGCTGCATTTAGCCTAAGTATTAAGCAGAATCGGTAGATCCTGCCCAACCATCGGATAACCGATAGATGAGCAAAATCAATGTGTTGGTGGTGGGCGGCACAGGGATCGAACCTGCGACCTCTCCCGTGTGAAGGGACAAGCAACCATTGTGGTTACAGGCTTCGCCGGCCGTTTCTGCTACTTCTTCTGCTATCCATCATTTTTATGGGCCTATAAATGCTGGCCGGCCGGGCTATGCTATCGGCATGGAGATCCTGCAATTCATCTGGGGCACGGCCCTTCTCTTCCTGCCGACATCCATCATGGCCTATGTGATGGTTGGCCACCTCATAGGCTCACACCTTGACTGGAGTGAAGAGGAGAAGATCACCGTAGCCGGCTGCATCGGATTCTTCGGATGGGCAGCCGTCTCCGGAATGATCTTCTAGTTCTTCTCCTCGTACTTCCGCGTCAGTTCCTCGATCTTCGCCTGGATCTTGGCAGCCCTCTCGTCGTACTCGGCCTCGGTGATCTTGTTCTGGTTGTACTGGCGGGCCAGCGAGTAGTAGCTGGACACCAGTTCATCCATCGAGGAGTCGTAGTCGTAGTAGGCGTTCATCCGCAGGGTGTCTGTCGAGTAGTACCCGGCCTTCACGCCGACAGACGACAGCAAGGCCTGACCCAGATCGTATTCGCGGCCGAAGGTATCGGTGGCCCCGGTGTAGGCGGCCATGATCTTGTCGGTGGAGTATGTGCCGGGCAGCATCGGGAAGTTAGGCATCCAGCCCTTCCAGATGTGCGCGAACGACTTGGAGGCGGCCTCTGCCGTGGCGTCAGTTTCCATCCAGATGTCCCGGCCGCTGAACAGGCTCTTGTTGGCGAACACCTCGAGCAACGTCATCATCGGGCCGGACGGATAGGCCGGGGCCAGGAACGGCATGGTGTTGCTGGTGTCGCCGCGCATCTCGAAGATGTCGCCAAGAGGAATCCAGCGGGTGATGTCGAGCATGATCATCCGATCATCCTCACCCCTTCCGAGCGGGATAAGGCGATTCGTCAGGAACGGGGTGATGCCCTGCTTGTCTTCCGGCAGCAACTTCTCGATCTCGTCCATGTCGTCTTCGTCAACGCCGGCCAGGGACATGCCGATCGCCACCATGGCGTTCGAGAAGATCGCGTACTTAGCCAGCTTCCAAGGCTTCTTGGCGAACATCTCGAGATACATCGGCAGCATCCGGTAGGAGAAGGCCACGAACGGCAGGACGGTGTGCCGTAGGTTCTGGATCCAGGGCGCATTGATCCGGTAGTCTAGGAACGACTTGCGGGCCATCTTGCCGGCCTCGCGGTCTGTCATCCCGTCCTTGGTTCCCTTGAGGAAGGCGGCCAGACGGAAGATCTCATCCTCGCCTGAGTAGGCCTTCATCATCAGATCGACCACCTTCTTGCCGCGGGCCGCCCCCTTGGTGGATAGCAGGGCATTGGTGGCCTGCTTCCATTGCTTCTCATGCAGCAGGGAGAAGACCGTCCCGATACTGGCCATGCCTGCCATCTCGTCGTCGCCATTCATCTGCTCACGCAGTTCCTCCAAGAGCGGATTGATCAGGTCGTCTTTTAGGTCGGCATGGATGAAGCTGCCGGCGATTGCGCCGGAGTCCTCGAACCGCTCGATCATAGCCTTGGCATCGGCGTTGCCCTTCTTGGCCTTCACCATGATGGTGACGGCCTCGTAGATCTCGCGCACACCGACATCATGCATGTCGGCCATGACGAAGTTGGCCATGACGTTGTTGAGGTGGACGGCCGGGGAGAGCGCAGTCTTGGAGATCTTCCAATACTTCATCATCTTGTCGTACCACGCCCAGACGCCGGGCTTGTTGGCGATCTGGCGAATGTCATTCCATATCGGGCCAGGGACGTACTTGCCGGCGATCGCGCCGTACTTGTGGACGCTTGTGCCCTGGATCTTGGTGTCGGGAACCTGAACCCATGTCCCCTTCTTGAGGGCGTCGATCCAGTTGATCTTGCCGCGCTCGATGTCCACGGCCTTCATCACCTCTGCGCCCGGGGGCGGGTTTTCCTCGGCGTAGTTCTCGTCAACGAAGGCGAAGAACTTGCCAATCTCGATGTCGTGGGCCATCTTCGAGATCGTCGTCACGATGGCGAAGCGGGCCTCGTCCAGTTCCCCCATCTGCTCCCGCTCTTCCTTGGAGAAGTCGCGCCATAGGACAGGGCCCTTCTTGTCAGTCCATCGCCATTCCCACGGATTCGGATCGACCTCGAAGGCGGCATAGGCCTCGGGGATCGGGACGCCCTCCTTCCACCAGATGCGCTTTGTGATCTTGCCGGTCGATGCCTTCTTCTCCAGGCGGATGAACTTGTCGCCCTGCTTGACCCGCTTGCCGGCCGCCATCAACTTGTCCATGCCTACCAAGAACTTGAGGCCGCGTCCCTTGTACTGGTCGCCAATGATGCGGCGGCGCAGGGCATGGAGGGCCCGCATCGTCTTCCCATTGTCCAGGGTGTACTTGGCATAGGAGCGGTGCAGGTAGGCGTACTTGTTCCGCTCGTAGGCCTCCGTGGTCAACTGGCCTAGTTCGATCGCCTCCTGGGAGAGGGTGTCGATAAACTCCTTGACCTCATCGAGGACGCGGCGGGAGGCCTCCGGCAGTTCTGCGTAAAGCTGGCGCTCAAGTTCCGTGTCAGGCTTCTCGTTCAGCCATTGATAGGCCACCCGGCTTTCGGCCCTGGTCAGGCCGGCCAGCCGCTCGATCATGGTCTTGGCGCTGCGGAGGTGCTTGGTGACGGCGATCTCTACATCATCTCGCCGGTCGGTGTAGGCCTCATCGAGGCCATAGTCTGAAACTACCCCGGCCTTTACCGTCTCAGGGGTGAACCTGTCGAGTACGGCAGCCGCGTAGTTGTAGGTCGGTAAGGTAATCCTCTTGGCGAGGGCCCGCCCGCCTACGGCTTGTAGGAATTTGTCTGACGGGCCGCCTTGGCGCGTTGCGGGAACCGCTTGTTGAGATACGCCTCGACCCCCCCGGATGCTTTCACTTGGGCCTCGAACTCCCGGCCTTCCGCCTCCATCTGAGCCCAGCGTTCCTCCCTTGCCACGGTGAGCGGATTTCTCATGGTCTGCCCAGGCGATTTGACTGTTTCCATACGGATCTCCTTCGAGTGCCCCCATTTTACGCCAGAAGGCTTTTGCGTCTTCAACAATCTGCACGATGCGAACGGCATCTTCATCATAGTTGTTGGCTACGATGTACGACACCACCTTTTTACCCCACCCTTTGCCGCGCTCGTAGCGGTTGAACTCGATGTCATGGATGGCCGAGATCTCGCCAAATGCGTTCACCTCCGCGTCCATGCCGCCGATCCGGCGCCCGTCATTCGTCAGGATCTCCATGCGGTAGGCCTTGTTGCCGGCACGGACATGGGCCGCATGGCCGAAGGCCAGCCCATCACGCTGGAAGTCGTCGGTCGTGGACAGTTCACGGGTCGAGATAATCTTGAAGTCAGGGGCCTCGAACACGGGGCCATTCTTGTCTTCGTTCTGCTGATCCCAGGCGAGGCGATCGCGGATGCTTCGGCTCGAAGCCACGACCTCGCCGCCGCGGATTACAAGGGTGCGAACGTCAGATGTTGACTTGCGGAGAGAGGCCATCACCAGGGCTTGCAGATCGCGGTCGTTCAGTTGCGTCCAGCCATTGTCGGCCAGCCACTTCTTCACGGCCCGGTAGATCCGCTCAAGGACGCCGATCGGCTTGTCTGCGGCCCGCTCTGCCACCTTGGCCAGCACCTCGCGCAGGAACTCTCGGCTACCCTCCTCGCGGGTATAGTAGTCCTTGACCTCCTTCCAGGCGGCTTTGACCACGGGGTTCCCGGCAACGTGCATCGAGCGAACCGTGTTCAGGATGCGCGTGTACTCATCCGGCCCAAGCATGCGCTCCAGGCCGTAGTGTTCGCCGATCTCATGGATCAGGGTCTTGGCAACGGTGTCAGGAGTGCTGTTCTCGGCGATGATCCAGCCGCGCTCGGCATACGGGTCATAGAGGCCATCGACATCGGTGCGACCCTTGTACATCTTGGCAAGATGCTCGGGTAGTTGGTCGATCCGATCAACGATCTGGAGGATGCCGCCGTTGATCATGGATTGGATTATGCCGCGGCCGAAGTGATCATCCAGGGCCCGGCGAACGTCCTTGGCCGTCATGTCTGCGCTGACGGCGTTCGGGCGGGAACTCTCCTGGGCGGAGCGGTTGACCCCTTTCAGGCGCTCCTGCTTATAGACAGCGGCCACCACGGCGGGCAGTTGCGACTCATCGAAAGAGGCAACCATCCGGCTACCACTCTTGAAGAAGTCAACGCCCAGCGCGGTGAGGATGTCCTGATTCAGGAACCACTTGGCGCCAGACTTCTTGCTCGACGGCACGGAGATCTGCCAGCCCCAGGTGCGGTAGCGAGGATCACGGACATAGCCGATCTGGCCGCTGGCGGCGTCATCAATCAGCATGTGCTTCATCTGATCCTTCTTGAGGAAGGAGACAGCCTCATCCGGTGTACGCAGCACCTCGGCCTTCTTGGCCACGGCCTTCTTGAGGTTGAAGTTGCGCGGCATCAGGATGCCCTGGCGCAGATGGCCATCGTTCCCGTTGAAGTAGATGATCTGGCCGCCAGGGAAGGTGCTGAACGCGGCAACAAGGTTGCCCTCAAGGATCACCCTGTTCTCGCGGGAGACGCCCTGCATGCGAGCGAAAGCGTCATCGACGGTGCGCTTGTCAGATAGCTTGAGCCTGCTCTTGCCGGCCTCCTTCTTGTCCTCGAAGGTGATCTTGGACAGGGGGATGGTGATCGAGCGGGCGGAATCAGCCAGGGCCAACCTTATCTTCCAAGTCCCGGTCGCTGCCGGGTTCTTTGCCTTGCCCTTGCGCTCAAGACCAAGCACCTCGCCGTAGAAGACCATACCCTTCGCATCGATCAGTTCAAACGGGGCGCTTGGGCCGAATTCCTCGATCGCGTTCACCACCTTGTTGTACTGGTAGCGCAGGCGCATCTTGGTAGCCTCCATTGTGCGCTGACCCTCGATGGTCGCCAGTTCATCGGCCTCGAAGGCCTCGTACTCGCTCTTGATCGCCTTGAGGTTGTCTGCTGCCCAGCCCCAGGAGTCCTTGTTGCCGAGAGACTTGAGGATCGCGTTCGTGCGCTCCTCCTCCGTCATCGGCTTTCCGATCCGCTTGATGTCGTAGATGATCGCCTTTGACGGGGCGGCGAACGGAGATGTGCTGTCGCCGACTCTGGCGGTCAGTTCGATCTCGTCTGTTGGGATCGCCTCCAACTCGAAGACCTTGGCCTCCAGCTTGTTCTCGCCCATGGCCTCCTTCATGGCCAGGAAGTCCTTGTAGTCGATGCCGATCTGCTCGTACAGTGCCTCCTGATCAGATAGTGGCAAGAGCGGGATGCGGCCAGTCACCTTTCTGGCGGCGTCCTTCGGCTCGAATCCGTTGCCGCTGTCGTCATACTTGAGCGGGGCGCCCAGCTTGAAGTGGAGTTCCTGATCGGCATACATGAGGTTGGCGATCACCTCGTCGCCATACTCGTTCATGTAGTCCAGGGTGTCCTTTGCCGTCACGACAGACGACCGGGCGGCGGAGGTGTTGGCGTTCAGGCTGGCCATCTTCTTCGCCAGGACGGCGGCAGGGCGGTTCTCGGCAGGCACGTTGGCCACCAGTTGCGAGTAGCGCGGCGCAATAACCTGCCCGGTACGGTGGACGCGGCCCAACATCTGCATGTGGGTGTCGATGTTCGCCTCGGCCTGGGCGATGATCATGTGCCGGCGCCGGAGATCCTTGCCGGTCTTCGGGCTGGCATGCAAGGACAGGCCCGTGGATCCGGCGCGGTTCAGGATCACAACGTCGATGTCACCGTTGTTGAAGGCCTCGATGGTCTTGATTCTGCCGGCAACGGAACGCTCCTTGTTGCCGCGCATGCGGTAAATCGGGTCTTTGCCGGCATAGTCCAGCGTACCCTGGCGGCCCGTGATCTCGCCGGTCTTGTAGCCAGCCCTCTCCAGTTCCGCCTTGATCCTGTCGATCGGTGAGATCGGCGTATTACCCCAATCAGACCCAAGTGAGAACTGCTTGATCGCCTCGTACATTGCAACGCCACCGGGGCCAAGTTCCTCGTCGGTCAGGTAGTGCTTCTGCTTGTTGCCGAATCCGTCCTTGATCGTGATGGCGCGGGTCTTCTCAAGGTAGCGCACGAACAGGTCGCCAAAGCCAAGATCCACCGGGTCGCCTATGCCAACGCCGCGGTCTTTTGCCAGTTCGTTGATCAGGGACTCCATGGTGTTCGCCACGGTGATAACAGGCTTCTCGCCGGCTTTCAGGGACTCTATGGCCATCTTGATAGTTGGCTCGACCTTTAGCGCCAGCAGGTATTGGCCGATCAGGTTGTGCATCACGGAGGCGAAGCTAGTGGACTCCGCCCCGGCGCCGCCAGTTGACCCGTCCTCTGACGCGCTGCCTGCATCGCCCTTGATGTCGTCGTCGATGTCATTGGTGACGGCCTTTACAAGATCAGAGAACTCCATGATCTGCCGCATGCCGTCCGATACTTGGTTGGCGATTTCCTTGGCCACCTCGACCGTTGGGGTGTTGTACTCGACGCCCTCGAAGGAACGCTCCCGGCGCATGTACTGGCCGGCCTCGGTGAGCATGTTGGCGAGGATCTGCTGCATCGGGACGCCGCCGTTCTCGATGATGCCCTTCAACTCGCTCATGTTGCTGACGGCCATGCTCATGTCCGTGCGGAAGTAAAGATCCATCACGGCAGGGTTCTTGGCGTAGGTGGCCGACGAATAGAAGACACCATCGGCGGCGCCTGCAAGTTGACGCACCAGCACGGCCCGGTTGAGATCGTTCTTTGCACCTCTGTCGTTGCTGCTGCCGCCCGCGTTGTGGGACTCGTCAAGAATCAGGATGCCGCCCTTGGCGAAGGTGTCGAGGAACTTGTTGCGAACGGTGGTGTTGCCCTTGACGGTCTGGATCTGGGAGTAGGTCGTGAATACCACCTTGGCGCCATCCTCCAGGCGGCCGTTCTGCGCCATGCGATCCAGGCGCTCCTTCTGCTTCGGGCCGGATACCTTTTGCATGAAGCCTTCCTTCGGCTTCGGCGGCGGAGGCAGCCCCTCCTCCTTGGCCTGCTCCATCTCCTCGAACCACTCCATGGCCTCGGCGTCGATTGGGATGTCCTGATCCGCGTTCGTCATCAGGACGAGTTTTGATACGCCGCGCATCTTCTCGCCGTCTTCTGCCTGCTCAAGGCTCTTGCCGGCCATGCCGATGTCGGCCATGTCGCGCAGCATGTCGCGGTAGAGGTTCGGCTTCTCTGTGACGAAGATCGGCGTCTTGCCGTTCTTGATCGCCCACTTCATGATGGCAGCGTTCACCCGGCCCTTGCCAACGCCGGTCTGGTCGCCAATGATGAAGCCCTTGCCGTTGTCGAGGTTGTCCAGGGCCAGGGCCAGGGCGTCAACCTGCTCGGCAGAGAAGTAGCTGCCCAGGTCTTCCTTCTTGTAGTCGAGGTGTTCTGCAACGAAGGCATCGAGGTCGCCTACGCGATCTTGCAGGTTCTCCAGGGCGGACTTGACCGCCTCGCGCATGTTTGCAGGTACAAGCGTACCAATATTGCCCTGCTTCGATACCGGGTCGTAGTTGACCTGACCCTCTGAGGCCTTCTCTGTCTTGCGCTCGGCGGGCTTTCTATTGGCATCTTCTTCTGCCGCCCTTGCCGCAGCATTTTCTGCCACGATCTTTTCGTGTTCGGCCTGCTCCTCTTTTGTGGAGGACATCTTCATCATGTCAGACGCAGGTACGACTGTCGGCACATTTTCCTTGCCAACACCGCCCTCGCTTACAAGGAAGTTGGGGTTATTGCCCTTGCCGATCGCCAGAACCTTGATGCCCGGTTCTTGGTATTCTCCGTTGTCAGGTACGGTCGTATAGACGTATTTCCCGTCCTTGTTGATGCGCTTGCCCTTGGTTCCGGTTGTGTGGAAGCGCACCCACCACGCCTCGCCGACCTGTACGGTCTTTGCGAATTGGGTTCCTTCGTTTAGGACTACGCTATCCCGGCCGCTATCCTCGAACGCCTCTACGGCAGGATTGCCGCCAGCAGATCCTCCGCCGTCTCGAACTCGTCCAGATTGCCCGGATTGACCCACGCCCCCCGGTTTTCCGACAGGATGCTGCTCAGATCCGACGCGAACTTGGCCGGGCTCTCCGTCCTGATTTCCAGATACGGGTCGATCCCCGATTCCTCCAGCAGGCTTTCCAGATACTCCATTGTCGGATGCGGGTTTTTCTCCTTGAGCAGGAGTCGCTCCAGCTTGATTCCGATCTCGTCTGCTAGTTTGCTCATCCAGTACCCCTTTCAGGTCTTCCCACGAATTATAGATGCGAGGAACGTCAACCGCTGGCAGGGCCCTGGCCGACTTGCCTCTGCCCTCGATGACAACGACATCGACCGGCCAAGCGGCGCCCTGCTTCGAGTATAGATCGCCGTTCACGGTGAAGTGATCGACCACGTTGTACTCGCCGTAGAGGCCCCAATAGAACTTGCGCTTTGCCCCGCTGTTGTAGGCATCACTCCTGGCCGCCTCGTTCTCGGCCTTTACTCCGCCAAGGATCAGGACTGCGCGGCCGTTTTCCCTCATGTGCTTGAGGTTCTTCATGGCGATGGCATGATCAACCTCGTTTGTCTTGTAGGTTCCATCCGCGCTCTTGATGTGTGGAACCGTGTACTCGATCGTCGTGCCGGCCGCGTCCTTGGTCGTGCCAAAAGGCGGGTTCATAATCACGGCCTGCACCGGAACCTCCGCCGCCATTTTCTCTGTCGCAGCGTTCTTGGTGGTCGGGTTGAAACCAATGGCCCGCAGGTTCTCGGCTCTGTCGTCGTTCAACTCGTTCGCTACGGTCTTGGCTGGAGCCGCCTCGATCAGCAGCATGCCGTTGCCGGCCGTTGGTTCGAGTACGGTCGTGCCCTTGTCGATGCCGGCCAGCCTGGAGGCCAGATAGGCCAGGGGCGCCGGGGTCGAGTAGGCCTGATTGGCAACAGAGGTCGAGGACTTCATCGACAGGTTCGGCTGCCGGTCGTACAGATCTACCAGGGCGTCATAGGTCGCCTTGGCATCATTGCCGGCCTGGGCGATGCGGCGGGCCTCCATGACCACGCCCAACTCGATCGCCTCGTCAACCTGCTTGGCGATCGCCGTGCCTGGGGTTACGGCCTTGCCCAGGATCTCGCCGGCCACCTTGCGGGCGTCCACGATGGAGTCGAAGCGTTCGCCAGCCTGGAACCGCTTTGCGAACTCCTTGGCCACCTTCACGGTGTCGGTGTCTTCCTGCGCTGGAGCGGGAGTCGGCTCCGGTTTCGTCTCAGTCTTGGCCGGCGCGGCCTTGCCCTTGATCTCGGCAATGGTCTTCGGCGTCCAGTACAGGTCGAGTTCGACGTTGGAGGCCGTGATCTCGTCAATCGAGATGTAGCCCATGTCGCCATCGTTCGGGTCGTTGTAGAGCGAGGCGAGGCCATAGGCTTGCTCCGTGCCAGGGCCGTCCTTGTCCTTCTCGGTGATCCAGAAGTCTGTGCTACCACGGAAGTAATGCAGATGGGCCACGGCGCCTTCGCCCTTGCCGTCCTGCTGGTAGGTCTTCGGCATGTCCTCGATGACCTTGGCCATCTCGATCATCTTGTCCTTGAAGAACTCTCCCTCCTCGCCCTTCATGCCCCACTCGATCGTGCGGTATTGGCTGTTGGGCATGAAATGGCGCATGACCTCCATGGCCTTCTCGACGGCCAGGGTCTTCTCGTCTGGCTTGAACAGGTCGCCCAGCTTGTCGAGCATCTTGGCGAGGTTTGCCTTCGGGAACATCCAGCCCTTGTGAGCCCGGTTCCAGATCGCGCCGGCTGCCTTGATGCGATCCTTGTTGGCCATGGTGTCGCCCAGGATCAAGACGGCCTTCTCCCCAAGTGGCTCCATATATAAAGGTGCGCCCTTCACGCGGGCTGGGATCTCCGTAACCTGGGGCGGGACAGTCTCCGTAGCCTTGGACGGGACGGCGGCTGGCTGGTCGGCCTTGTCTAGATCGGCAATGTTCTCGACGGAAACGACATCTTTCTTGCTCGAGGCTTTGTCGCCGTACTTGCCGGCCATACCGATATAGGCGCCCTGGAGGTGATCCAGGCTGATCATGTCGGCAACATTGTTTCCCAGCTTGGCGCGGATCTGGTCGAGGACGAACTTGGCCGCCTCCTTGAAGGTGTAGTAACCGGCCCGGAAGGCGGCATCCATGACGCGAGTAAGCACCGGCAGAAGTTTCTGCTCCTGCTCCGGGGTGATCATGTACAGGCGGGTGTTCTTGCCGAAGATGTCGCCCAGGTCAGCCAGGGCATCGTTCAGGTCTTCGAGAGCCCTTGCCTTGGCGGCGGCATCGGTAGCCCTGCCGTCAGGGGTGAACATCTCGGCGGTTGGCGGCGTCTCGCGCTGGGCCGTCTGGCCGGTCAGGTTGAAGGCGTCACGCTCACGGTCGGCCATCGCCCGGTCGGCGGCGGCCTGATCGTTGGCGCGGGCGTCCTTCTCGGCTATGTCTTGCTTGTCGTAGCCTTCGAGCCCGAACCCTTCTTGAGGCTGCGCTTGATCCGTGCCATTTGCAACACCTTGGTTTGCACGTCCTTGGGCAGCTTCTTGAACCGCTGGGCGATTTCCTGTTTGTCCATTGTCGTCTCCGAACGGGTTGGCGTTGCCCCCGGCCGCCTCGATCTCGGCTGGCGTGAAGGGGATATTGTCGTACTCTTCCTCGATGGCGTCAGTAAGAACCATCGCCTCGTCAGCGATCGCCTCGCCGTGCTTGTCGCCGATCTCCTGCTCCATGGCTTGCAGTTGAGCATGGCGCTCCTGCTCCGCCATCGTGCCGACGAAGCCGGTCTTGTCCAGGGCGGAGCGCAGGATCTCGCGTACCCGCTGCACACCGCCGTCCACATCGTTGAACTCGGCATCGGTCAGGTAGCCGTACTCATGGAACATCTCGGCAATGCGGTCGATCCCGTTGCCGTTGTTGCGGAACAGGCCCGGCATGCGCTGGGCGGCACGGCGGCCGGTTTCGCCAATGATGTCGCTGGCCTCGTCCATGGTGATGCCGCCAGATTCCTTTATCAGTCGGATCACGCGGTTCCGCGAGGCGTCCTCGTAAATCTGTGCGGTAGGCTGCGGCTCTGCCTTGGCCTTCGCCTTTGCGTTGCCGAATACGCCGGCCGCCGCCTTCATGGCATCCACGGCATCGGACATGCCGGGCAGGCCGCGCATGGAGTTCGCAATCTGGTTGATGCGATTCAGATTCGGGATTTCCTTGCCCTTGCTGATGTCAGTCAGGTAGGCAACGCCTTCGTTGAACTTCTTGAGTGCCCCTGCCTTCTTGGCATATCCCTCGTATCGCTGTAGATGCTTGAGCCAGTCGTCGGCGATCGCCACGTTGATGTCGGCATAGGCCTTGATCGCGTCGATCACATGGGAGCGGGTCGCCATTTCGCCGCGGATCAGCGGAGTGCCGTCGAACAGCACCGCCCTGGTCGGCTCGTATCCCTTGCCATTGTTCTCGAAGATGATCGAGGTATTGCCGTGCGTGATCGTGACCGGGCGGCCGGCCTGCTCGGCCTTCGGAATCTCCAGATCCAGCTTCTCGGCCACCTTCTCGATGACGGCCGGATCGGCAGGAACGTACTGCCATGAGTCCATGCGGGTGGCCGGGGTGTCGTTGCCCTCCATCTGGGCCTTGAGGCCGCGCAGGTAGTCGAGCATCGACTTGGCCTGGGTGATGTAGTTCTCGCGGTGCGTCAGGGCAAAATCGACGGCCTCATCGGGTTCGCGCATGCCTAGCTCATACTCAGTCAGGGCCTTCGTGCCCTGTTCCCTGATCTCGTCGTAGGCGCGGGCGTCCTCCTCAAGTTCCTGCTCGACCTCTTGGATGCGGTCGTTGATCTCGTCAACGCTGGCGCCTTCCATGCGGTCGGCATTGTCGGGCTCGAACCCTTCCTGCGGGCCGATCGCGCCACTCTCCGGGTGCTTCTCGATGACCTGTGCATGCGTCTCAGGGGTGTAGTCAGGGGCGCGGTCGTCGGTGGCGATGCGCGGCATCTCCTCCTTCGGGGCCTCCGTCTCTGCCTTCGGCGCTTCCGTCTCAGCCTTCGGCGTCTCGACTCGATCCGCCTCCGTGCCAAGGATGCCGCCTAGTTCCCCAAGCGCGGCATCAAGATCATCCCTGGCCTTGGCGGCCTCTTCGTCAGGCGTCAGGCTCTCGGTCGGGACGATGACGCGCTTGTGCTTCGGGTTTCCCTCCTTGTCGGGGTGGTCGATGATCTCGACAACCGTGCCGGAACCAAGGGCCTGCTTCTGGTCGTCGGAGACGCGGCCCCTGGCCGGGCCGTCCTCGGTGTCCCAGGTGACGACTTGGCCGGGCATGGGCGGCTGAACCTCATGCTCCTGTGCCTGCGGATCCCATGCCGGCCCTGGCGGCGCTTTCTTGAATGTGGAAACGTATTCCTTGATGTCAGCGAGAACCCCGGCCGTATCGAACTCGCTGGCCCACTTGGAACGCTTCCCAGCTTTCCATTGGTCGAGGTTCTTTTTGAGTTCTGCGGCGCGATCTTTCATGATCGGCAGATCTACGCTTAGAAGCAGGTCGATTGCCTCTTTGATGTTCTCCTCGTCCTGCTCTGTGGCGACAGGAGATTTCTGGTCTAGTGCCTCGTCGGGCTGACCGGCATCCGGAACAGGCAGCACTTGTCCATCGCCTGCGACAGGTGCGGCGGCGGCTCCAGTATCTCCGCCTCCGAGAAGTACGCCTCCTGCTCCCACATCAGCAGGCCCAGCGCCTCCTGGGACGTTATCAGTCCCGCCCGGTACGGCAGGCTCAACCACTCCGGCAGGCGTATTGTCTGTGCCGACATCTTCTTGTTCCTCCTCTCCGAGTAGCAGGCTGCCATCGACGGCCTGATCAATGCCCGGGGCGGCCCCGGTAACGCCCTGTTGCGCGGCGATCTCTGCGGCGCGAACCATCGGGCCGGCAGGAGGAGGAGGCGGGGCCTGAACCTGGGGCGCGGCGGCGGGTTGCTGGGTGGTGATCCCTTGCGCGGCAGGAGGCAGAGAAACCTCCGGGCCGGCAGGGGCGGGCTGCTGCTCTGAGGCAGCGGCGATAGCCTGGGCGGCGACCTCGATCTTGTCCGGCTTCGGGTCGGCCTTTGCCGCCTCGATTGCCTGGATCGCCTGTGCGTCGGCATCAGGGGCCACCTCTCCAGCCTGTGCAGCGGCAGCGATCGCCTGGGCGGCCTGATCCGCCTTGTCCGCGGCCTCGGCAGGATCCGCGCCAAACAGGGCGCCGGCATCGAAGGCTGTATCCTGTGGTGGTACAGGCTGGCCCTGTTCCTCCACGGTGACGCCACGCTTTGCGATCCAGTCACGGACTCCGCCAGCGGTTCCGGCTGCGCCACCAATGATGCCGGCCGTGCCAGCGCCAACGCCGGCCGCGCCACCGACACCCTCATAGGCGCCCTGGTTCTCGTCAATATTCTGGACTGCCTCGTTGACTAACTTGCGGCCAGCACCTTCCTCTACCGCCTCCTGTCCAGCCTCGCCGACATAGCCCTTGACGAGCCCGCCGATAACGCCCGTGAACCCTCCCTTGCCCATGGCCCCGGCCAGGATCTTCTCGATCGTCATGCCGCCAGGGATCATGTAGTTCGAGGCCACTGATACCGCTCCGGCCTTTGCAGCGGCCACCCGGGCATGCGCCAGGGCAACGATCTGCTTTGCAACCTCCGGCTTCTCGCCACTTTGGACGAGTTCCTGATAGTCCCAATTCATGTCCCATTGGTCTTGTGGCTGGCCAATGATCTTCTGGTAGGCGTCAGATCCGACATCCGCGCCCTGCATGGCCGCCATGGCCAGGACGTTACCGCCTGCGCCGATCTCAGCAAGGGTGGCCGCGGTGGCCGTCTGCAATGCCTTCGCCGCCGCTGCCTTTACCGCGCCACCGGCAACGCCGCCAACAATGAAGTTCGGCAGTTGGCGGGCGACCGCGATCAACGGGTCATCAATGGCCTGCTGGACGCCCTGCTTGAACCCGGCCCACATGCCTTGATCCTTCTCGACCTGGGCAAGCTGGGCCTGATTCGAGGCGTCCATGGCCTGCTGGTAGTCAGACATGGACTTGCGCCAGTAATCGACGGCCTCATCCCCGGCCTTGGAAAGCCAGTTGTCCATGTCGCCGGTCGATAGGCCATAGACATCGCCGATCATCTTGCCGGTGGCGGCAAATCCCTCGGCGGTAGCCTTCATCATGTCCATGGTCGTCTCGCCGGTAGTCCGGTCGTCCATGGGCTTGTACTGTCCCTTGGCCACGTTCTCATCGAAGTTCTGGCCGTAGGACTCGATCTCCTTGGCGATGCGCTTGCGCTCCGCATCCTCCGCCTGCTTGATCGCGGAAAGGCCCTTCGAGTCCTTGTTCAGCTTGAGGTAGTCACGCTCCTTTCCGGGCGAAACCATGCCAGGAACCATCTTGCGGGCCGCAGCATCGCCGGCAGCCTTGATCCGCTTCTGCTGCTCCGTGGTGTTGTTCAGGCGATCGAGCGTATTGGTCGGGACGGGCGGGCGGGTGACGCCCTGGCCAACGATAGAGCCAAGCACCTCCAGGCCCTCGGTCTTGAGCGGGTCGTTCATTGCCACGCTTGGGGCCTTCGTCACGCCGGCAAGAGGGGCGGGCGCGGAAGGAACCGGATCACCCCAGGATCCGCTGGCGCCACGCTGCTCCTGCTCCGCGGGTTTCATGCCGAGACGGGCCCGCACGTTGTTGATGTCCGTGCGGAGGTTGGTCAGGTCAGAAATAGAGTTGTCAGGGGCCCTGGCCTCGTCTTCGAGGATGCCCAGGCGGGCACGATCGCGCTCCGGTTGCTCCTGGCGGATGCGCTTGTTGATGGCGTCCCAGGCATCGCCGGCATAGTCCTTGACGGCGCGGGACAGGCTGGGGGCCGTGTCCTCGTCAAACTTGTTGCGTACTGCTTCGAGGTCTTCTGTCGCTACCTGCGGGGCAACGACATCACGGAAATATTGGTTGCGGGCTTCTTCTTGTTCTTCTGAGGAGAGGCGCTTGAAGGCATCAGAGCGGCGTACTTCTTCCCATTTCTTAGGCATGGCAACTCGCAAGAAAAATGGCGGGGTTTGTGCCCGCCATTCTTGCCGCTAGGCCAGCATACGCTTCTACTACCAGAGGCCTTTGTAGTCCTTTCCGCTCGGAGCCTTCTTCTCGCCCTTCGGCGCAGTTACCTTGTCCATCTCGCCCTGGCGCTTCGCCTTCTCCATGATGGCGTTGTGGTTCGGCATGCCGCCAGAATTGATCACGGATTCAAGTTCGGCCATGTAGCGGTTGTAGATCTTCTCCCGCCGCGCGGCCTCCTTGGCGTCGATCTTTGTCATCATCGTGTCGGTGATGCCAAGGGCGTTCTTCGCGTAGCCCTGGTATTCCTTGCGTAGGTTTGCAGCCCTCTCTCCGGCTTTGCCGCCACCAGTTTTCTCGGCCTCGGCCTCGGCCCGGTACTTCTCGGCGGAGGCCCTGGATGCTTCTGCGGATGCGCTGGCCGCACCGGCTTGGGCACGGTTCTCCTCGGTCTTGGACTTGGTTTCCTCCAGCTTGGCCTTGTCCATCATGCCCATCATGTTCCGCTCGGTCTCGGAGACATTGATGTGCTGGATCGCGCCCGTGTACGGGTTGACCACCTGGGCCACCAGATCGTCGCCGGTCGATTTCCGCTTGCCGGTGCTGACGATGTAGCCGCGCACCTCGCCGGAGCCATTGAAGATCTTGTTGGCCTCATCGAGGTTGCCTTCCTTGACCATGGCGATCGTCTTCATCAGGCCCTCGGCATCGGCCATCTTCTTGAACTCCTCGGCCTTGGCCGGATCCTGGCCGATCATGCCGTAGATCTCCGCCATGCGGCCGTACAGGGTTTCTTGCTGGGCGTTGCGCTTCTGGTACTCGGCGTCACCCAAGGCCTTGCGGTACTGCTCGATGGCTGCCTGGATCTCGTCCTTTGTCGCCTTCGGGCCGGCAGCCTCCTTGATGCGCTGCTCCAGGCCGGCTCCCTGGACGAGGCGGGCCATGTCTCCGGTGAAACGCTGCTGGTCGCCAAGGCCTTCCCTGGCCGCGGCCTGCTCCTCGTAGGCCTTGCTGGTTGCCTCGCCTACAAGCCTTGTGCGCTTTGCGGCGTCCTTCTTTGCATTGCGGTCTTCCATGGAGGCGTCGTGCGTCTCCTGATCGCGTTTCTCCCTCGAAAGCGATAGCTTTGTCTGCAATTCCTGATTGATGCCATCACGGACTGCCTTGCGGATGTCCATGGCCTTGTCTGACTTGCCATGCTTGTCGTACACATCTGCGATCTTGCCCATGCGATCGTAGTTTCCTGCTACCCTGGCCGCATCTGCCTGATCCTTGGTGTCGAATGTTCCGGTATCGACACTTCCCTGTCGGTTCACAAAGCGAGGCGTCTCGACCCGTTCTACCTTGTAGCCGGCGTCCTCGTACTGCTTAACGGCCTCGTCAATGTTTCCGCCCGCGCTCGGATCAACGACCGCCGTGCTGGTGTTGCCATCTTTATCCGTGATCTTGAGCCCAGCCCCTTGCGTTGTCTGCTGGTTCTCTCCGATCTGTCCAAGGTCGGCCTCAAGAGCGTCCTGCTTTTTCAGTTCGCGGTACTTTGTGCCCATGTTCATGCCTGCCGCAGTACCAGCAAGGAAGGCTCCCCAATTAAATCCTCTGCCCATTTCAGGCCTCCAGTTCTTTGATCAGGTTGTCACCAACACCCTTGCAGGCGTGGGCGATGGTCAACAGATTGCTCTGATAGGTTTGATACAGATCCGGGTGGCGCTCCTTGAGGTATGCGCCCTTCCCCTCAGAAAGCCATGCCGTGCAAACGGCGCAGTCAATGGAGTTCCCTATGCCAGCCTTGTAGTAGTCAGGCAGCTCGATACCGTGCTGCCATAGGTAATCCAGTACATCCTGATCGTTCCATGTCTCGATCGGGTACAGGTACTCGATTCCAGAAGTGTCCGTGTCTCCGCTGCGGAGGTGGCCCTTGTAGCGGTCGGAGCTCTTCTGGCCGCGAATGATCAGGGTCGTCCCGTCCTCAAGCATGCGCTCATGCAGCGGGGCCATCAGGGAATCAAAGCAGCAGTCATAGCGGCCATTGATCGGGTGCGTCTCAATGACGCCGATCGCCCTGGCGGCGTAGCTGGAAGAGAACGGAACGATGTCGGACGGGATCCCATACTTGCTGACCGTCTCGAACAGGCGCCCCTCGATCTCGACAAAGTTAGGCAATCTCGAGCCAATGCCGCGCACAAATGCGGCATGCTCTGGAAGAGGGTCGCCAGGGTTGCACCAGTACACTGTGATTTTGTCCAGATATGGACGCAACACGTCGAGGACGGCAAGAGAGTCCTTGCCGCCAGAAAATTGCAGGGCAATCCGTTCGTGCCTGCTGATGGCGTCCTTGATCTTGTTCATCAGAATACCGTGATCGCCGCGCCAGCAACCGATCCCAAAGCGCCAGCCATGCCGGCGTCCTGGCCAGATGTCGCCATCTGTGTCTGGTTGTTGAGGACGTTGCCATAGCCAGACAGCATCATCTGTTGGCCAGAGCCGATCGTCTGTGCCGCGCCCTGCGCGCCTTGCAGGTATGCCTGCCCAGGCGCCATCTGGTTCTGGCCAGCAGAGTTTCCGGCATTGATGGCGAGGCCGTAGGCGCCCTGGGATGCGCCGGGCAATCCCTTGACGAGGCCTGCTGCATCCAGCTTCTTGGCCCAATCAATTGCCTTTTCCTTGTTGATCGCGGCGCGGTTGTTCTGGCGAAGACCGAGCGAGTCATTCGCTCTCGTCCTGACGCCCTGGATGCCCATCTCGCGGGCCACGTTAGCGGCGGAGGCTTGCTGAGACGCTTGAGCCATCCCGACCTGACCGACTTGCCCAATGATCTGGTTTCCGCCAGCACCATACCGGAGGCCCTGCCTGATGGCCTGATTGAGCGACCGGGTATAAGCCCCTTGCGTGTCTGCTACTGCGCGGCCAACCTGATTGTCGATCTCGCCCCTATGTGCCTCATACAGGGCGGTTGGATCCATTGTGATCTTCGCTGCGTCTGCCTTGTTGGCGGCGTCATATTCGGCAAGATCAAGTTCGCGGCGCTTCGCGGCTGTCGCAAAGACATCCGGAGACCTGTTTCCTGACATGACATTGGAGATCTCGTCGGCGTTCAGGCCCATCGACTCCAGCATCATGTACTGCTCTGTCGGCCGGTAGGACTTCTGGTAGTTGTAGTAGTCCGCGCCCTGCTTCGCCGTCTGGTCGGCGATGCCCATCTGCTGGTTGACGATCTTCTCGAAGATCGGTTTCGCATCCTCGTACTGCTGCTTCGAGAAATCGAGTTGCGAATAGCCAAGGTCGGCCATGATCTTGGCCGCTTCCTTCGAGGCCTCCGCCAGTTTGTCGTAGTCTGGCGCGTCAGAGTCCTTCTTGTTGAAGCCAGGGTGACGTAGCCACGCCCTGAATTTTGCGCTACCGAACATTTTTTTCGCTCCTGATTAGCCAGCGGCAATCATCAGGCCGCATGACAAGCACCATCATGTCGCCGCCATCCGGCGCGGCGTCCTTCATCACAAATTCTTCTTTCCACCCAAGATGCTTATCAAACTTGATTACATCAGGCATGCTCATTGGAACCATGCCCGTCATTCTTTTGAGGCCGACTTGGTTGAAACAGTAGTCGGCCGTGGCGATCAGGACGGCCACAAGACCCTTTCCGGCCGTTTTTTCTGAGGCGATGTGCAGGGTCGCGTTCGCGCCGTTGATGTTGTTCACAACAACACCAGCGACAATGCTCCCGTCCCTCTCCGCGCCGAACGCATTGAATGCACCCCACGGAGCCCTCTGATCGACCTTTTTGGCGACCCAGGCCCCGACTCGCTCCTTCTCGTCCACAAGCAGGCGCTTCATTGCAGCCTCTCGATGATCTCGTTCACTTTCGCTATGACATCAGACAGGCCAGCATCCGCAGAGAGTTTCTGGATTTGCCCTCCGCGCCGTCCGGTGATGACCTCGATAACTTCCTTGATGGCCTGATCGAAGGCGACACGGCCATGCTCGACGGATGACACAGGTATCTGTGGGATCGCCCGCTTCGCCATCACGCGCCTTTCAGGCCGATCATCGTCTCGGCAACCTCAATCGACCGCACAACCGACTGGCCGGATACCTTGACAGAGATCTGGTCGCTCTTGTATCCGGACGGCAGGCGGAAGGCGGTCGGCGTCAGCATGGTCTTCGAGACGACCAGTTCTCCGTCTGCGAACAACGAGAACTCGACACCGGGGGCCTCAGTGGACGGCGCCAGGATGTTCTGAATAATCGAGCCGTTGACCATCATGCCGTGTACCTGTTTCGCGTTCAGAGCGCCATAGACTTTCCCTGTAGCGACGATGGCCACGTTCGCTGCCTGCTTCACTTGGTACTCAGCAAGCATGGCATCGTACTGTTCCTGTGTGTATCTGGACGAGAACACAACCTTTGCGGCGCCAAGGTTGATTGGCTCCGGCAGGACAATATTCTTGCTGTGCCACTCCATTGTGTCGTAGTAGCCGCCATACGTCGGCAGTCTGTGGATCTCGTCGTTTCCTGTGTCACTCGTAGCGGATAAGTACAGATCCCCGGTCGTCGCGTCTGCAACGATGTCGGTAGCCCTGTGGTTTAGAACCGTCAGGCCCGTGTTGTGCAAGAAGTCGAAGAACAGGATGCGCGTCACATCTCGGTAGGTATGTAGGATATACAGGCCGCCGTTGGCCGCCGCGCAAACCATCGTGTCAGGGTTCAGGTCGCCCCACTCGTTCGCTGTGTACCAACTCTTCGTGACAATATCGGCCCCTGGTTCACCGATCGTCACGAACCCGTCCTTTGATGCGTACCCGACTGCGTTGCCAAGATCGACTAGCGATCGTTTCGACAGGCATGGGTACGGTACGCCAATCTTCTGGCTGGACATCTGGCCAGGGTCGTAGCCGGTGATCATGTACGGGTTGCCGGTTGTCGCTGCAACTACGTTCATGCCGTAGGCCATGATCCCGACAATCGGGTAGTCCACCCGCATCTGGTACTCGGGCGGCCATGCGTGAGGCTGGTAGGGCTCAGAGAAGCAAACAGCGTTACCGTCGAATCCACACATCGAGCCGTTAGGCAGGGTGATTATTCCACCCATGGTCGCCGGTGGCATCGCCCAGGTCGCGCTGATCAACTCATCGCCGGGGATGCTGGCGGTCGCGATGTTGTCGTTGAAGGTTGTCGCGCTGATGTTTTCGGCAACAAGCTGGAACTGGCCATAAGTCCCTTCTGTGCGGTACAGTCGCTTCGTGCTGGTTCCGTGCGGCGCTTTCCGCGTCCAAGTGTCTGAGGCGTCCGTGGTGTTGTTGTAGGTTCCAGTAGGCGTCCCGGTGACGACGAACGACATCTGCTTGGTCGTGTAGTTCACGGCCGTCAGCGTCCAAGTGCCGTTCACGTTGGTAACGGTCGTCACCCCGGCGATCGTGATCTGCTCCCCAACCCTGTTGAAGTGCTTGTTGGTGGTGGTGATCGTCACGGTCTGGCTGGCGTAGGTCAAGGCCGTGATGTCGCCCGAGTTCGGCGGCGTAGCGTCCATGCCCGTCACCGCCCAGGTATCATCTACCTTGCCTGTCAGAAGAGCCGTGAGCGGGCTCGGTGCGCTCTCCTGATTCCAGTCGTCATAGAAGGTGTAGGCATAGAAGCGGCTCACCGTTGCGCCAGTCCCACCAGAAGGCGTGACGGTCGGAGCCGTCTGCGGCGCCGGGATTCCCAGCACACGCCACAACTTCGGGTAGTCGTTGTTGCCGCCGTTCGGAGCCAGGGTGTCAGTTGTCATGCGCGGCTCACCGTCTCCGGTGAAGGCGTACTTCTGCTCACCCTGCAACGGGGAGCGGGCTACATCTACGTCATAGGGCCAAGTGAACCAGCCGACATCAGACTTGAATATGGTCAAGTACGGCCCCTGCTTGATCGGGTCTGTCTCAAGTTCCTTCTGGAACGCCGGCTGGAGTTCCCCGCTTGTCAGGACGCAGTTGTTGGCCAACTGCGCGGCAGCGTCAGGAAGCAGCCGATCCGCCGTCCTCGGAACGATGCCAGCAAACCCGGTGATCCTGAAAGCGACCATGCCTACACCTCTATAGCGTTCCGGCCCTCATCCTCTTCGATGCGGCGCACACAATGGTTTGGCCCGTCGAAAGGCAAGAAGACAAGATCGACTAGCCACATGAGCGGAAGCCAGAAGTACGCCTGGAACCGCCCGTAGTCACCCCGCGACGCCTTGCCGAGGCGAGATGAGATTGTCTCGTCCGGGTCGCCGCCAACAATGGCAGACGCCAACTGGTCGATGGCGACTAGGACGTTGAGGATGTACTTCTTTACCAAGTGATAGCCTCGACTTGCGCTTCGGTTGTCGCGGCGTCGATCTGCTGCTTGAGCGTCCTGGCCTTGACATGCAGGGCGCCAGATACCTGCGCCATCGTGACGGGCACGGCAGCGGCCTCGGCGTAGGTCATATCGACAGTCGTACCGTCCGCGCACGTCCAAGTCACCATGAAGTTTCCGGCCGGCATACCGCCAGCAATGGCAGCCTGCGCCGCCATCGCGGCGCCGTACAGGCGCTTAATGGCCTGGGCGTCTGAGTCAAGCCGCTTGCCAAGGTAGTCGAAGCCGGCTGCTTCTTCTGAATCACGGGCAAGATTGATCTCCGCCCGTTTTATGTCCTTCAACTCACCGATAGTGAGTGGCGGCTCAGTCAATGCCGCGCCGACAGGAAGCGGCACGCCGCGGTCGCGCACTATTCCTTTGGTTCGATCCGGCATCCAGTAACTAACGCCGGCGTAATCAGGGACTACGGCCCACGCGCCATTGACGAGTCTGGCTGCTTCGTACTCACCACAAGCCGGGGGCGCCTCAGACACGCATCCGCCAGGGATAAGGAAAACCCCGGGCTCCAGCGGGGATTCGTTCGCCTGAACTGCCCCCGCAAAGAATCCGTCTGCATCGGTTTGGAATACAAGCATCTTAGACTCCTAGAATTTTATGATGTGGTTGACCGCTTTGTTGCGAACCTGAACGCTTGCCGCCGTCCGTATTTGAGATGAAGCATTAACAGAACAAGTAGAATTGAGCGTTGCAGAGTTATTCGTTGATGTTTGCCTGCTTGTGGATGAACTTGTGGTGAAAGACCCAGATCCACCAGACAGAGGAGAATAGTTGACGCTATAGGCCCCATATACCCGCTGTTGCGCTGATGTCTGGCTTGATCCAACAGCGTCTCCGCCAGTTCTTGTCGCGCTATCCGGATCGTTTCCGCTGGAGTGATTCCACCCACGGGCGAAATAGCCCCGCATATCTGGGATATTGAATGTGGTGCTGCCGTCACCAGCCCCCCATGCAGTACCAATCGCCGCAAACAAATTCGCGTAGGAAGTCCTGGATACCGCGCTCCCATCGCAGAATAAATATCCGGCCGGAAGTGCGGTTCCGCCAAAGAGTATGATGTCACCGGCTTTCATGGGATCGCCTTAATGCAATACTGAACATACTTATTACTCGGCCGCGTTTCTGTTGAACTTGCGACCTCAAGGCTGCTGTCAAATTCAGCCACACTATTTCCAGAGGTTGCGGTTGCCCCAATCTGCCAACGTGATCCGCTTGGCCCGGCGTAAAATGCGTTGTCCTGCGTACCGGCTAGGTTGTGGCCCATATAGCCGATCCCAGAAGTCCCGGTGAAATTCTGAATAGAGTCAAGTTGGCTTGACCCTACCGCATCACCGCCTGTTCTGGTGGCGGCGTGGAGATCCCGGCCACGGCCATGATCCCAGCCGCGAATAAACTCACCGCGTAAATCAGGAAGATTAAACGTGGTACTTCCGTCTCCGGAGCCCCATGTCGTTCCGATGGCGGAAAACAGGCTTGCGTAGGTCGTCCTAGAAACTGCCGCGCCATTGCACTCCAAGAATCCGGCTGGAATCGTGGAAGAAGCCACCATCAACACAAATCCGACATTCATCAGGTGTACCTCACGCAGCACATTACGGCTTTGTTCCTGGCCCTATTTTCTGTTGATGTGCGGGCCCATCTGGACGCATCAAAGTTCATATAGGTTACTTGCGTAATCGGGTTGCTGTTGTATTGATACCTAGTTGTCGCACCGCCGACAGAGAACACACCAGATCCAGTCAAGAACGGTTGGTTTACGACTGTAATCGTGCCGGTCATGTTCACAATCGCGTCATCTTGCGACACAAGACCTGACGATATTGTTGCCGAGCCTTTTATGAACTCGCCTCGCAAATCCGGAAGGTTGAATGTCGTACTGCCATCACCAGCGCCCCAGGTCGTACCGAGAACGGCAAACAAGGTGGCGTAGGTCGTCCTTGAGATCGCAGCGCCATTACATTCCAAATATCCAGTCGGTACTGTCGAGGACGCAAGCAAGACAATCGAACCAATGGGCTCGACTATTTTCCCTGTCATCCCAAGCGGAAAAACCGCAGCGATAATACTCATTTCATGTCCAGAGCAGCATTTATTAGGATTTCGGTCGCAGAGATGACAAGGTATCCAAGAACGTCAATCGCGCTGGCGGTGGTGGTCAGAACCGGATCGACACCAGATGGCGTTTTCCAGTAGGTGTCAAAGGCCAGGGTGCGGCTGCCGGTGGCGTCCTGGCGCACGACGATGTAGCCGCTCTGCCCAGCCACCAGATTGGTCGGGTTCGCAAGGGTGCGGTTTCCACCCAGCGTCACCGTGAAGTTGTTTGCCACGGCGAAGTCAGGCGTGATCGTCACCCCGTCCGTCAGGGTGGAGATGGTTCCGCGCTGGGCCTTGTTGTAGGTTCCGATGGCGTCAACCGCCAAGTTCGATGTCGCCCCGGACACCGCAGAGCCGACGTTGATGTTCGTTGTCGAGCCGGAGACACCGGCTGTGCCGATGTTGACCGTTTTCGTTGTGGCCGTGAGGGTGGCGCCCGTGCCAAGTCCGTAGGTTGATGCCGCCGTGCTGCTGCCGACAGTCACCGTTGCATTTGAGAATGTCGTGATTCCGGAGAAGGTCTGGGCGGTGTTGGCCGTGGCAGCCAGGGTTCCGCTGATGTTTGGCAGGGTGTAGGTTCTGGTGGTGGCGGTTGTGATGCCAGAACACTCGAACACCGCCTTCTTGGTGTTATCTGTGCTGTCCTGAATTGTGAGCCCGGTGTCGTTCACGGTGATCGTCGGCGTGTTGATCGTCGGCGTGTTGATCGTCGGGCTGGCCAGCGTCTTATTGTTCAGCGTCTCCGGGTCATCGAGCGTTGCCATCTGGCTCAAGCCGGCCGCCGTGACGCGCAACTCAACGATGTCACCGATGTTCCAGGCCCGGGCTGCCGTGCCCTCCTGGGCTCGCGTGATCGTCATGGAGTCAGACGCGGCGGCGCGGGCAGTTACCTTCACGATCTCGATGTTGTTGCTCGAGTCCTGCAAGGTAACGTAAGCGTAGTTCGGGGCCGTGATCTGCGGGAAGCGGTCGCCGTGCCCGGTCTGCACCGTCATGGTCGTGGCCACGTTGGTCAACGACCCGGCCAGGGCGGAGAAGGCATTGTTCTTGAATTGCTGGTACATGGCTTACGCCCCTTTCACTTTCGCGCCGAACGACTGCAAGAACTGCGCCGCCCGGTTACTGTTCACATGCTCGTCGTCTCGCGTCTCGGCTCTGTACACGATGTAGTCGGCGATCGGGTCTGAGTAATGGAGCGGGATGCCAGTGTCGGCATCGACGGCATACTCCGGTGGGATCCTGACGTAGATGCACTCAAGGATCTGCTGGGTAGCTGGCGCAGGCGGGTAGATCCAGAACCGCATTGGGTCGTTTTCGACAGGGAACCAGTTGACGGCCGCGCCAGTCGCACCGGCCATCCAGTTCGGGTCGTAGCGATCAAGAGCGTCCTTGCTTCCGCGCAGCACAACGCCACCGCCCTTGATGCGCTTGATCATCACCAGGGATGCAGCATCGTCGTAGGAGACGGCCTGCATGGCCTGGGTCGGGATGCACTCGATCTCGCCTTCCGCATAGAAGAGGTGCGGGACAAGCGGAAGCATCATGTCCAGGGCATCGTTCCCGTACTGCAACAGGTCGGCGTCCGAATAGCGGTCGGAAGCGAGGTCGTTCAGGATCGTCCTGGCAGTTGCAATAGGGATCTGGAGCGTCAAACCCATGGGCGGCCTCTATCAATTCTGCTGGCTGATTTTCGGGTATAGGCCAGCATACGAGCCTGCCGGCGTGAGGTTTCCTGTCTGCCATGATCCGGAAAGGCCTGCGTACTGGCCGCCATGAGTAAATCCTGCATGGATAACAGCGCCAGACAGGCCGGAATAGACGCCATCCGGAACAAGGTCGCCATAGGGCGGAATCCGGAGGCTGTCGATCCAGTCTTCCAAGACGATGGCCTCGACGGCCTCTACATGCGCCGTCCTGATCCGGTCTGCCACATCGTCGGCGTTGACTGCCTCGAACACATAGTCGTAGCGCGTCAGAAGCCGGTCTGTGTTGTCGCCAGCCGTCACGGCCTCGGATCTGTCGGCGATGATAAGCGTCCCGCCGTTCACGAAGTCTGAGGCAGTAACCGGCTCAGATCGAGATGCGGTAGCAAGCGACCCGCCGTTCTCGAAGGATGTCGCGCTGACCGTCTCGGTGACTCCGGCGACACGGTTCGAGACACCGGAAACCGTCTCCGCGGCCGTCACCGGCTCGGATACAGACCTCACGGCCTGCATCGTCCTGTTCGATGTCTCGGCGGCCGTCACCGTCTCCGTGGCGCTGGCCACGGCGACAAAGGATGCCGATCGGCTATCGTTAGCCGAAACAGTCTCGGTAGCAGATCCGGTCGCAACGAATGACGCGGCCTGGGCATCCGTGGCGCTGACAGGCTCCGTGACGGAACGGACGGCCTGCATGGTGCGGTTGCTCGTCTCGGCAGCCGTCACCGGCTCCGTGACGGTGGCCACGGCGGCCAGGATCACGGACTCGGTTGCGGTCGCCGTCGATGCCTCGGTGACTCCGGCCACCCGAACGACTGTCGCCGACACCGCCTCGGCGGCCGTCACCGTCTCTGTGACACCGCGGGTTACGAGGCGAACGCCGTTGCTCGTCTCTGCGGCCGTGAATGTCTCGATGACGCCGGCATAGTATTGTCCGGAGGCCTGTCCCTTGTTGTTGATCGCGGTCGTGTTCAGGCCACGGCCGTTGACGGCGTTCGTGATCTCGAACAGGGCCTCGTCCGAGAGCCAGGAGTCGGCGCTCGCCGTGTCGGATGCCGCTACCGTCTCTGTCGAGGAGGCGTTGGTGGCCTTGGTTCTGTTACTGCTTTCAGCGGCCGTCACGGCCTCGCTGGCGGAAGCTACAGCGACCTTCGACGCACTACCGCTATCAGATGCCGTGACGGGCTCTGACACGCTTGCTGGGTAGGTAGCGACCCGATCCTGGCTCTCCGCCGCGGAAACGGCCTCTGTTGCTGCGGCAGGCGTAGTCTTCCCGCTGGCCTGCGTCTCGACGGCGGAAACCGTCTCTGTGACATCAGCCAGCTTGACCACAAGCGCATTGGCGCTGTCTGACGCGGATACCGTCTCTGTCGCGCTTGCTGTTGCCGCAGAGCCCGCGCTTGCTGACTCGGCGGCCGTGACTGTTTCGGTTACTACACCGCTTGCTGCGCCGCCTGCACTTGACGACTCTGCTGCCGTGACGGACTCGGATGCGCTGACTCCGTAGGATCCTGTCGCATCTCCGCTCTCGGACGCCGTGACTGACTCGGTAACGCCTGCCGTGATCGACCCGGGCCTCAATACCGCAGTCTTGGCGACCCAGGCATCCGCCGAATTGGTCGTTCCACCCGCAGTAATGGCGGCAGGGTCGTAGGCCCCGGAAGTCCAGCCGGTGTAGTAGCCGAACCCGTCCATACAGTCGGCGGTATCCGCCGTTGTGCCACCTAGCCAGTCTGCCGAGAAGTCGGTCGGTGCGGTATAGGCCGTACCTGTTGCGGCAGCAGAATGGCCGAGCCAGAGAATCCATGCGCCGGTTGAAGACGGTGTGATCGACGGCGGATTGGGCCTGCCTGATGCCGTGCCACTCGCAGTTGTGGACGTGACATCCCACGGGGTTGTGGAATCTACGCCCCGGAAAACGTGGATCGCCCACCGTTGTGCGTTACGTGCATTCCCAGATGACGGGATCGTAATGGTCGTATCGACCGTCGAGCCCTGAACCTTCCAGTTGAGTTGCGCGTAGGCATCGTAGGTCGTGCCTAGCTGAGACTGTAGAGTCTCGTTACTGTACGCACCGCTATTGTTACCTGATACCGTCTGATTCGGAGCGGCAGTGGTGTCCGCGCCAGCACTACACCAGACGACAACAATATCGCCTGGAGAAGGCGATGAAGCGAGGCCGCCAGTCAGCGTCCCGCTAATGGACTGCGTTGTGGTGCTGGTCGCGCCAGCACGGCCACCCGCTACACCGCCTACATACTGAATGGCCATATAGACCCCGCAGCCCTATGAGTGCCCTACATGGCGATTACCTCACCAGTTCGCTATGCAGGGCGCCTCTATCAGGGGATGAGTTCTAGCGAGGAGGCGGGGAAGAACCGCTCCTGGGTGTCGCCGTTCTGATCGACGTACTCGACCCGGTACTGGATCTCGCCTGAAATGATGGCGGCTTCCTTAACCTCGCCCTCGATGACGGGCACGATCAGGCGCACCTGGGCGCCGTTCTGGATGATGTCAGGCATTTGCTACTCCTTAAGCAGAGGC